AGATTCTTATGGTAATTATCATATCACAACTAATTACAGAGTTTTATATGAAAATGGCTGGCTTGACGATTTAAAACATCTCTGTGAACCTACTGAATATCATGAAAAACGAATTACAGTAAAGTTTATTCTTCCAATTTCTATAAGTCGTGAGTTTTGTCGCCATCGCGTGTTATCATTTGCGGAACAATCAACAAGATATTGCAATTACAATTCCGATAAATTTAATAACGAACTTACGTTTATTATTCCTTATTGGACTGATTTAAAGGAGGCTAGATATCAATATTGGGATAACGATTGGGTAGATGCTGCAGATAAAAATAATATTCCCAATACCATACTAAAACATTTTGAAGGAGACTCTGTTGACATTTTCTTATCTCAGTGTGAATCAGCTGAAGTGAATTATAAAGCTCTTATTAACAGAGGTTGTAAAGCTCAAGAGGCTAGAGAAATTCTTCCATTGTGCACAAAAACAGAATTAATTATGACTGGTACTATTGAACAGTGGAGAGGATTCTTTAAACTTAGAACTGATAAAGCAGCTCATCCTCAGGCTCAGGAACTAGCTATTCCTTTAAAAGAAGAGTTTATTAAAAGAAACTTATTAGATGGAAACGATTAAACAACTAATAGAAGAATTTCTCAATTCTAGTAATAGAGAATTAGATTTACCGATGATTCCTATTGATAATATAGATAGTATTATGTATCAGATTGGAGCTTTAGAGGATTGGAGTCTTGAGGCTAACCCATATGGAAGTTTCTATAAATCTTATGTTTATGGTAGTTTAGATTTAGGGCTTAGTGGTTCTTTACGTTGTGGTAAATTTAAACTTAACAAAAGATAAAGAAGATATATTATCAAGTACTAACATCAAATTATCTAAAGATGACAGCTAAAATATAACATATAGAAGATGAAAACACTTGAACAGATTAAAGTAGCATATAAAAGTCCTACGATAGATAGAAGAGATTTATATAGACTTGCAGAATTCATTCCCTTTGAAATGTTTCCTTTTTGTGGTCTAACTCTTCAAGATAACGTAACTAAGGAAGAATGGGATAAAAAGACTATTCCTTTTACCAGAGAGAATGTACTGAAGCAGCTTAAAGAAGATGTTGCTTTTGGTTTTGAGAAAGCCTTAGATAAAAGAGGCATTTCTTCGAGTCTAATGTTTGAGGTGGTGCAGATGTGGAACTGGATCCTTGAAGAAGGTTTGGAAAATTGGTCTAATGATAATTATGCCTACTATGGATTACCTCTTTTCAAAGCAACTTCCGTTAAATATGGGTTTAATAATCCTATAGGAGATGATACTGGAGATGAAGACTATTATAATGAAAACTATGATGAATACGAATATTATTAAATTTCAAGAGCGATGAGGCTTAGGTAATATGCAAGTATTTTCATATGGGAATGCCAAATTACCAAAAGAAACACTCATAGTAAATATTACATCTGCAGTACATTGTCCTTCGGAAAGATTAGGCTTCTGTAGATGTAGTAAAGTATGTTATGCTAAAAAATGTGAACGTATATATAAAGCATACTTGCACAAAAACACATTGATTGAGTCATACATGTATTTGTGGGATGATAAAGATCTTAAGGACATGCTAATGTATTATATATTAAATGCTCCTGTTAAGATTAAATACGTTAGACTTAATGAAGCGGGTGATTTTCCAGATCAACAGTCTGTTGACAGGTGATCTAATATTGGACGATGGTTATATAAAGTTTTTGGAATTAAAACATATTGTTATACCTGTAGAGAGGACTTAAATTTTAGCGGAGTTCACTTTATAGTAAATTCTTCTTCTCCAAATATTAAAGCACACCGTTGGTTTTTCTGTGTAGATAAGTTTCAATTTAATAATTTACCAAATAATGCTGTAAGATGTAAAGGAGATTGCAGAAAATGTAATCTTTGCTTTAATAGCCGTTATCAAGGCGTAATATATTGTAAACAACACTAATGAGAAAATATTGTTTAACTAACGAATATCCTGGGATTTGTTGGACTTATGATACCAACAATCCTAGGATTTTTTATGAATGTAATGCTGACTATAAAATGTTAGATGCACCTATAAAAGGCGTTGTTAGATTAACATTTAAACGTTGGCTTAATAAAGATGAAATAGAATATGCAATTAATTAAAGCATGTAAAGAGCTTCTTATTCAGCAACCTTTTTATGGACTTTTCTTGCTAAATCTACGCAAGGAGATTGTTAGTGATAATCATCCTGTAAAAACAGCTGCTGTAGGTCCTAATGGTATCAATTTTACATTATATGTAAATGAAACATTTTGGAATAACCTTACTGATACTGAATGTATTGCTGTGCTCACCCATGAGTTAGTACACATATGTTTATTTCATCTTACTGATGATTTCAAAGCAGATAATCATGATAATATGAATATAGCAACAGATGTAGTTGTGAACCAAATAGTTACAGGATTGCCTGATGGGTGTGTTACTTTACAGAATCTTTCTAAGTTAATTGGAAAGAACCTAGAGCCCAATAGAGGGGCGTGGTATTATTATAATGAAATACAAAAGTTTGTTAAAGAACACCCTGAAAAATGTATCCCTGGTACTGAAGGATTAGCCGACTTTAAAAGTATAGATAATCATGATATGTGGCCTAAAGATATATCGGAAGCCGAACGTAAATTATATGAAAATCAAGTAAAGTCTAAGTTAAAAGAAACAGAAGCTCTTGTTAATAAACAAGTAGGCCACATACCTGGAGAATTAAAAGAAATACTTGAAAAAATAAGAAATAATCCTCCAGTTTTTAACTGGAGAAACTATTTTAGACGAGTAGTTGGAGATTCTATTAGTAGTGATCTACAATTAACTAGGATGAGACCTTCAAAAAGATTACCTGATGCTAGAGGAACTCGTTTAAAAAGAAAACCAAACATATGTGTTGTTATTGATACTTCAGGTTCTATAAATATGAATGACTTTTCTAATTTTATATCTGAAGTTAATCATATATATAAAACAGGTGTAGATATAACAATTATAGAGTGTGATACTAATATCACTAAGATATGTAAATATGATAAAAAAAGTAAATTTGAATTTATTGGTCGTGGAGGTACTGATGTTTGCCCAGCTCTAGACTTCTATAAAGAACACAAAGAATTTAGTTCTTGTGTGATATTTACTGATGGTTACTTATCTAAATTTACATTTTCAACTTGTAAAAACTTAATCTGGATTATTACATCTGATGGGAATAAATCTCAGAAGTTTCCAGGAATAACTGTATTAATACCGTAATAAATATGGAACTAACATTAGGAGAAATAAAACCTATTTTAAAATATATTATAAACAATAATAGATCTCTCCAAGAAAGAGGAGAATTTCCAATAAGTGTTCAACTTACTTCACTTCCTGGTATAGGTAATTTATTATAAAATATTTGATTAAATTGTTTTATATTATTACTTTTGCATAGATTTAATTTATTTAAAATTTAAATATTATGCAAAAAATTAGTAATGATTTAGAAAATAAGATTATTGATTTATATAATCAAGGTTATAAGATTAAAGATATAAGTAAAATTTGTAAAGTACATCCTACTACAGTTAGTCGTGTAGCTAATAGAAATTCTCTTTGTAGAGAGTGTAGTAAATTAATATTATCTGAAAAAATTAATATTTGTAAACTATATAATTTGGGTAAAACTTGTAGTGATATAGCTAAACTATATAATGTATCCAGAAATACTATTTCCACTATTCTTCATAATAATAACATTAATATACGAAAGAGTAATTTAGATACTTACTTTGAAGAGGCAGTGCAGATGTATAGTAATGGTTATAGCCTAACACAAATAAGTAATAAATATAAATTTAGTCGAAGCAATTTTTCTATTAGATTAAAGAAACTTGGAATACCAGTTATTAATACTCAAAATATGCTAAAATTTAATGAACACATTTTTGATATTATAGATACCGAAGAAAAAGCTTATTGATTGGGTTTTATTTTTGCTGATGGATATATTGCTTCAATTCCTAAAAATGGAAAACCTCATTATAATTTTGAAGTTTCTTTAAAAGGATCTGATGTGGAACATTTATATAAATTACAGAAGTTTTTTCAAGTAACAGGTAATAGAGTAAAAATATCATCTATTATATGTAACAATAAGCAATATTTTAGATGTAGATTTGCTCTAACAAATAAACACTTATGAGAAACATTAAATTCTTACGGATGTACTCCTAAAAAGTCACTGACTTTAAAATTTCCTAATGAAAATATCTTTAAGTCTAAAGATTTAATAAGACATTTTATTAGAGGATATTTTGATGGTGATGGGTCATTAGGATTATATGATAAACCAGAAATAAGCTGTTTAGGTGCAAAAGAATTTTTAAGTAAAATGGTAAGCTACTTAGAGCCTAGACATTTGTTTTCTAATAATCATAGCGATTTTACTTTTGCATTTAGTTTTTCGGGAATAAAGGCAACTGCCTACTTATATCACCTATATTATAAATCAACAATTTATTTAGATAGAAAATATCAAATATTTAATAAAATCAAAGATTGCCGTTTTAAAGAGAAATCTTTAAAATTATTAGAGCGCAAATTCAGGGAAGGCTGAGATGCTAATCCTGAGCTAATAGCAGATTTAAATGATTTGCTACAGTGCAACGCATAGGAAATGAACCTGTTGTACAGAATATAATTTTCCCACGAGTGTGCTCCACCTTACTATTTTTAGAGGTGAAAAGATATGCTGAACTATATCGAATATGAAGATATAGAATCTAGAGATAAAAAGCTCTAGAGATAACAAAATTGAAAACGAGTTTAATCGAACAAATAGCTAGTGAAATTGGTGCTAATTACATCAAGAAAAACCTTAGTCAAATTTCAGACCCAGGAGAAATTTGCGGGTGGCCAATTAAAGAGCACTATGTATGTAAAAATGATGAATGTAGATGGATAACTGCAGAACTTATAGAAAGTTATAGTAAAGCAGGTTGGGAAATATCTGAGGAAACTAGAATGAGCTATGCAATTCCAGAATGGATAAAAAGTATTGATCTAAGTAAACCTACAATTTTGAATCTTGACGATGTGAATCGTAGCTCTCCAATTGTATTGGCTGCTATTATGGAGCTTATATCAAGACAAGAATATTTCTCTTGGAAATTACCTCCTAATAGTACTGTTATTTTAACAGCTAATCCTGAAGGGGGAGATTTTAATGTAACAGAAATTGATGAGGCTATAAAAACCCGTATGTTAAACTTTAATATTAAGTTTGATAAATATGATTGGGCTAAATATGCCGAGGAAAAAGGGTATAATAATCAGGCGATTAACTTTATGCTTCTTTATAGTGATGAATTAATGGACCGTTCAAAATCTAGGCAGTCTAAAATTAATGCTCGCAATTATACTATGTTTATTAATACTATTTCTAGTATTGATGATTGGTCTAAACCTGAGAATTTATCCTTTATTCTGCAAATAGCTTCTGGATGTTTTCTTGATAGTGATGATATTGTTGGGGGATTATTTACTACATTCATAGCTAATAAATTAGATAAACTTCCTTCCCCAGAAGAACTAGTTAATACGGATTGGAACGATATTAAAAGGATACTTGAGAATCAATTATATGATAAAGGTAAGTATCGTGCCGATATAGCTTCTGTAATTACCACTAGATTTATAAATTATAGCTTATTATATCTTAGTAAACCTGGGTGTAAAATGGACCTAATTATAGATCGTATTCTTAGGATAGTTGATAATGATAAGTTATTGTTAACTGAAGATCTACTCTTTAGCCTAGTAAGAACACTAAACAAACACTATCCTGGTAAATGTAATAAACTATTACTTAACCCAAAATTAGCTGCAAAACTTATTTAAAATGTTATTACATATTAATAAAAATAATATAAAATATATTATATATAACCAAAAAACAAGATTTGATACTAATGTTGAGGATGCTAGTTTAACAGATCTGGTATGATTAAACGACTTTGGAGACACTGAACACAGTTATATTTGGTATAATGCTGATTTTTATAGTTCTTCTTATCTATACTATAAGAATGGTAAAATAGTTACTACACCTGTGACTGCAAAAGGTATATATCTTGGAGATAGTACTTGTATTAATAATAAAATTAATTCTAAGCATAGAATTAGTAGTCAACTTAACTTAAAAAAGATATATTTTGATCCTACCAGTGAATATCCACGACGTAACCTTAATAGTTTAACTAATATTAAACGTTGCTTAGACCCATCTAAAGCAGATGCTATTGTTATAAGCGATAAAATATCTTTTGAGACCTATGAAGTATCATCGTTAGTATCATCTAAAAAGATTAAGGACGTTTTAATTTTGTATTCCTCAAGTAAAAACTGCTATTATTTTATAGACTATATTATAGATAAGATTTTAGACCCTAATAAATCTTCATATTTCAACTCTGTATTTAACAAATATAAAGATCCAAATCTTGAAGGACTATATGGATGGGCCTCTATGTTAATAAATGGATCTGTGTTACCAAACGATTGTAAACAAATATATTATGGTTCTGTAGTTTTACTATCTAATATTAAAGAAGTTGAATTTATCGAAAATTTACAAACAAAATATTCAGATATTATGTATGATTCCGATTTAAATGAAATTGTTGCTAATAATCAACTTGAATTAACAGAAGATAGTGTTGTAAGCTTAGGTAAAATGATATTATCTACTAATCTTGATGATATTACTTTAGGTATAAAGCTTCTATCTTCGTATAATATAAAAAAGTACCAATGCATAATTAGTATTTATCTCTTACACAATTGGAAAATTATTAAAGAATCTAACATTTATAATTCTAAGTCATTTAACTATATATTATCTATTTTAGAGATAAAAAAAGAAGAAGTTTATGAGGGGTTTATTAACTATATAATAGACAAATTGTACTTAAATAGTACTAACAGCAAAGACAAAGAACTATCTAGAAACTTTATTAAGGACAGCATTATAAAAAAGTTATATTCAGTGTATAATGGGTCCCTTAAGGATTCATATCCTAATATGAACTTTACTGCTAAATTTACACTTGAATAACTAATGAAGACTATTATAGCAATTTCTGGGCTTAAAAATTCTGGTAAGGATTTAACTGCCCATATGATAAGATATTGTCTTTCAGTTCCCAAATGAATGAGACAATATTGGTTGTATTGCCTAGTATATGATTTTATTGTATCTAAATATGAAATCACAAGTTTCGCCTCTTCAATGAAGGAAGCTTTATCTGTTTTAATTAATGTTCCAGTTGAAAAATTTAATGATAGAGATTTCAAGGAGAATTGATATATTAACCTACAGAGTATCCATATTACAGCTTTTCCTGATAATAATCTAATGATCACAGATAAGCAACTAAGCAGAATGATAAAATCAAAAAAGTTAAATGTTATATCAAACTATTATATTAGTATTAGACAACTTTTACAAATATTTGGAACTGAAATAATAAGAGAATATTTTGGAAATAACTTCTGAGTACTAAGAACTTTATTAGATAAAGATAATATTATTATATCAGATTTAAGATTTATTAATGAATATGAACAAGTAAAAAATAATAATGGAATAGTTATTTATATAGACAGAAATCAAATTCCAGGGTCTCATCGTAGTGAAAGTGAAGTAATAGAACTATTTCAAAATAATAAATTTGATTATATCATTAATAATGATGGAAGTATCGAGAATCTATTTAATAAAGTTTCAGATTTAGCTTCTAAAATACTTAAATAATTAATTTTAAAATATATAAAAATGGCAAATACAGAAATAAAATACTGTAACAGCTGTGCACAAAATAATATTGTTCACAAGTTTCAAGATACTACTTACGGTAAATTTAAAAGAGTTTTTAATATAAATGAAAAAACTGGAGTAGGTACTTGTACAGTATGTAATAATGATAAGAAAGTAAAGAAGTAAATGAAAAATTACTCTATAAATTATGAAATTAACTCTCAGATTATCAGAATAAAAGATAGCGGGGAGTTAATTTCTCTTTCTGATGCTTTAAGGAAGGCTGTAGATACTAATACTGATTTAATTGAACTATCAGTATATATTGATAACAATAAAAACCAAGTATCAGTATGTATTTTTCAAGATTATCAGAAATTTCTATACCAACAGAAAAAACGGGAAAAAGTCTTAAAAGCAGGTCAAGCGAAAGTTATAGTTAAAGAACTAAGATTTGGTCCACAGACAGACGAACATGATTATCAATTTAAACTAAAACATGCTAGAGAATTTATCAATTCAAAAGCTAAAGTAAAAGCATACATAATGTTTAAAGGTAGAGAAATTATGTTTAAAGATCAGGGAGAATCTCTTTTGTTACGTTTGACTACGGATCTTGAAGATATTGCTAAAGTTGAATCTAAACCAAAGTTGGAAGGTAAAAGAATGAACATGGTGTTAATTCCCAAGTAATCTATTAACTATAAATTTATAAAATACCCCTTTGTTGTACTATGCGTACGACAAAGGGGTTCTTTTTTTATTCTAACTGATCACCAATATATTTTAAACTATTTAATGCTCCAAATGAATTGACACCAGCATCAAATAAATTAACATCTCCTGTAATTATTCCAGAAGTTTGTCTATATAAGTTCACAACTATGCTATGCATAGGTGGATTTAAATCTCCAAACATTGAAGCCATAATATTAGTAATTGGCCCGTCAGAAAAAGATGTATATAATGAAGTACCTACTAAATGACCCACAGGTCCAAGATCTTCTTCTTCAGATAAAAATAGAGCTTTAACAATTCACATAAGTATAGACATTCAGATCATATCATGTAAGAATAAATAGAAATTAGCTCTTTTAGTTGGATTTTTTCATAGTTCTTTAAAACCATTAAAATCTAACTTGTATAATGTTTTTCCAAAACTAATTATTGAATATGCAATTCCCTCCATAAATCTGCCTTGCCATTCAATGTAAGGTTCCCAAATATCATCAGGTTTTAATTCTGTTTCAAGACCGATTCTAACAGATGGAATTCCTTTTTCATCAAATGTAAATATACGAATATATCTTACTCCATTTTCATCAAATTTTTCAGTGTATTGACCTTGATTATAAGTATCTGGCTTTAATATCCACTGTTCAAACTTAGCTGATAGGAATGTTCTGAATTGTAGAATCATAGCACCTAGAAACATTTGTTTCATAAGCATTTGCGTACTTTTATCATAGTGCCCAAAGCATAATTCCGCAAACGATTTAATACTAGTTCCTTCTTGAATAGTATAAGCCCGTGGTAAATCATCTCCATCTTGGATATTTCATCCTTCTCTATTAAACTGTTCTCTCATAGCAGTATATAAAGCATGTTGCTTTTTATACTCTATAGAATTCTTATCAGCTTTAGAATCAGACAATAAACTAAATCTTTTATCCTTTTTGAAATCATAGATAAGTTGGTCATTGACAATACTATGAGCTTCATAACATCCGTCATGCAACATCTTAGCAATTAATAATCCCATTCTATGATACGAGTCAGGTACTCTATTAAAGAAGTATAGTGAATCAGAATCTAAATTTTTAATACCTGCTTTAGATGAACTTAGTCTCTCTTGGACTTGATGGGGATCGGCGTTAGCCATTCCATAATCCACATTTAAGGCATCAATTAATGTTAAAGTATTAATATCTTTAACACTTTGTTTAAATATAATAGCCCATGCTTTAGCAACATCTTTTTTAGTAAACTGATCCTTTCCATAAGCTTCTGCCATAGTTCTACTTAGATGTATTCACATTCCCTGCATCATTTCTCGAATACCTGATCTAAGATTTAAACCGAGAGCGGTAGCTGTTGTTATTGATTTAACTACAGATAACATCTTATATGCACCTTGCAATTCTTTAGCCATAATAGGCTTACTATAAACGTTAGCATCAATAAATTTATCTATATATTCTAAAACATGATCAGTAACTACTCCAAACATCCCAGTTTGATATTGTAAGGCAATCTTAATACCTTGAAGTCTGGGAAGATATTCATTCATTACTTCTTCCATTGTGTATGTATGGATGACATTTAATAGCAAATCTTCAAGTTGAGTTTCTAGACCATCTATCCCATAATTTTCAATTAAATCAGATCTACTAAGTCCATTTAATCTATATTTATTATATACCTTTGGCTCTCCTTTTGATTCCCTAAATTGTTGCTCTTGTTCAGGAAGAAGTTTTAGAAAGTTTAAAGCTTCATTATATTTAGATGTAAAGGCTTGTTTATATCCTTTATTGTGGATTTGAGTAGATGTACTTCCCATAGAAACAGGAACTTCATAGTAAGAACCGTCTTCAATGGCTTTAGCTATTTTACTTTGATTACCATCAAATCTAAAATCATTTACTATCTCTAGAAACATCTTAATAAAGTCAGATTCTTCCTTAGCCAAACTACTATCTGAAGGATTTTTTAGTCTAAATGATTTATCTATATTACCGTTTGTATCCTTAACAAATAAGTTATCAAAAAACTTAACCTCACCTCCAATAAGTCTATTTCTGTGATTGTATTCATATAAAGCCTTAACTACTTTACTAATCCTAGGTTTGTATGATAATTCTTTCCTTCTAATATGAGCTTCTGCTACTGAAAATATTTTACTTAATGTTTGAATATTTTTAGAAGAAGAGTTACTAGCACTATTCACATATGAACCAGTGTATCATCCTTCCCTAGAAAAATTTACTCACAATTTAGGATCTTGTTCAATATAAATAGAGTATCCGTTAAGTTTATTTAGTGCTCTGCCTAATAACATATATGCTAGCTGAATAGGATCATCAAAATTTCATTTGCCTTCTCTTAAAGCAGTACGAAGGCCATCTGCAGATTTTAATTTTCTTAGTTGTTCCATTTTCTGCAAGATGAATGGAACTCCATTTACAATATCATTAGGACTAAAATTAAATTCTCAATTACCCATGTGAGATAGTAATTCTTCACCAGCAGTATCTCTTATTATATTTACAGCTGCTTCTAATGTTGTTGCAAAATTTTGAGATGTAAGATTATTGGTAATACCATGTATCCTGCATAATTCAGAAAAATTATCTAAAAGAGTTTCTAAATAGGTCTCAGTACCTTTTTGAATTCAAATATTATGTGATTCTATTTTATTAACTTTGTATCCTTTAAGTACCTCAGGCATATTATTTAATAAACACATAACTTTAACAAGGTCAATATTACCGTTAGATGCTTGCATTATTACATGACTATCAATATCACTATCCTTTTTAGTTGCTCCTTGAATAGATTTGCCAAGACCTAAATTAACAACTGAATGAATATCATTATGAGTAACAGATATTATTTCCATTTTACCATCCTTAGTAAATACAAATATACCTGCAGCTATAAATTTAGGATTATTTTGAAAAGTTCATCCATAGTCAGTTTCACTCTTTTTTACTAAATATTTTCTAAATATCTTTTTACAATAATCAGACTTAAATGGGTTATCAGCAGCTAAGTCATCAATGGATCCATATCCTTCAATAATTTGTTGAATGGTATCCGCTAAGGTAGACATTTCAGAGTGAATATGTTTATTTTCTTCATTTACTAATTCTTGTACTTTTTCTCTGAGTTCCTCCTCTGTTTTAGCATATACTTTACGATTCTTCTTATATTTATTCCAAATTCAGTATTTTCCAAACTTTCGTTCTGGGTCAGTGTCATCAATATAGTGTACAATTCTAGGATTATTAATGTATTTATCCACAGTAACTGTATTTCTCTGTACCTGAGTTTCTACTGCATAATTAGGAACAAATTTAGTCATTGGTTCCTGAATTGAGTTTATAAGATCAATATCATCAAGTAATGTTTTTACTGGAAGAATAGTATTTATAGTTTCTGTATATGGAGCATTAGGATTTACTTTTATTTTAGTAAAATCAATATAAGCATCATTTAGCTTATTAATAGTTCCATCTTCATTATATTCTGGATCTATTTTAATAGGAACAACGTTTGTTTCTCCTACAGTAATGCCATATTGTGCTAGAATATTCTTATATATTCCTAACTGATACCCCACAGAACGTTTTTTAGTAGAGTGCCATGTAGTTGATCCTTGTATGTTTCTAGTATCCTCTCATATTCCTACTTCTTTTCTAGAAACTTTAAAATCATAAATATGAGCAAATCCTCTCTGGTCAATAACTAGCATATCAATTCTACCATTAATACTTTTAATTCCTTCTGATTGATATGCTTCATGAATTTTATCTGATATTATAGGAACTTCTGTTAAGATTTTAGCATTTTTACCATATTTAGATTTAATATCTTCAATAAAGGATTTAAATTCTTCAGTTAAACGTAATACCTGTTCTTCACTCAAATTAGTTGGTTTGAATGTAGTATTATTAATAATACTTTCAAATAAGGAATGTATTTCAGTACCATAATCAGTTAACTGAGTTCAAGACTTTTGTAACTTTTCTAAATATGAATCAATTTGAGATTTAGTCATTCCTTCTGCACTTAATCTTTCTCTTTCTTTTTTTAAGAAATCATTTAAGTTAAAAGGAGGAACTAATTCCTTTTGCATATTAGAAGGATCCCCATTAGATGTAATAAATCTAGTAGTACCTATTGAGTCAGGAATCTTAAGTATAGTTTCTGAATCTCCATCATCATTTATAATTACAGATTCTATAGAAGCATTTTTAACTTTACTTGTAATAGCATTTACCTTCTCTATAGTACTATCTATAGGATTAATTTGAAAAGTTAAATCTGATTCGTTTATTTGATAATCTGCTAATTTACTTGATAAGAAGTTGTCCAGCTCCATTTCGGAGCTGAACTTTATCTTCTTACCGTTTATTGTAGTTTCATATGTACATTCCATTATTTACAATCCTCTTTAATAATATTATCTTTGATGAGCTTATTTTTAAGTGTAGCTATCTTTTGAGATACCTTATAATTCTCTATTAATGTCTCTCCTAATGATGGTAGAATATCAGATTTTATAAATGATTTAAATTCTGGAGATGTAAGATTCAGAGCATCTATTGCAACATCATAATCTGCTCCTCCTAATCCCTCATTATATGCTCGCTCAATTAAAGTTGCTAGAACCTCTTCATCAAAATCAGATCCTCTTTTATTTTGATATTCAGGTATCTCTCTCATATATTTCCAAGTACCTGTATTTCTAACTCTACTTAGTACTGAATAGTATTCATTAGGACTATTTACTTTAGCATCTGCTAAATATAAATGGCTAAATTCATGGACTACTGTATCATCTTCGGCTCTATCTACATTAATATAGATTTCACCATTCTTCACAAATCCCCTAGCATTTCTAGTAGTAGAATCTTCATTAACTAAATCAGAATCTGTAACTATGTGAAGTCCTTTTAAATTAGATTCTTTAATTATTGTTATAAGTTTTGATTTAGTTGAAGGGTTAGTTTGATAATATTCAGCTACTTCATTATTTTCTTTAACAGGATTATCTGCTAATTCTTCATATTGAGCCTCTTCAATATCCTCTTCTAAAGGAGTTTCTTTAAATCCAATATCAGAATTTGTGTCATCTACAATAGGAGTTGATTCTACTAAATTAAACCTAATACTATTTTCTTCTGTTCTAAATCTGTTAACTAAGTCTTCAATATTTTGACTATCAATTCAATTATTAAAATCATATATAAGAAGATCTTCATTACCAGATGATACTAAGTCTTCAAATATCCTAGTCATAGAATTAGGACCAAATTTATCTTGATTAACAACTAAGTTATATAGATAAAACATATCCACTAAGTTCATATCTATACCAGTTATTTTGACCTTATTAAGGTTATTAAAAGCATATAATGCTTCTTCGTATAAAGCCCTAGTCTTCTGAGTGTTATCAACTTGAACCATGTTAAGTGGTAGCTTATAGAATGGAACTCCTTGTCTTAGTCCAAAAGTTAATAGCTGAACAAACTTATTATTTTTCAACTTATCCTTTAATAAAGGAATAGCGTAGTTTTCAACATAACTTCTAAACTTGTTAATATTATTTTCATTATCCAATCTTAATATATAAGGAGCTGGATTCTTAGGACTAGCGGGAACATTTATTTCAATTCCTTTACTAATAATCCAAGATCTAATAAGATACTTATCTATCTGATCTTTTATAGTTCTAATTTCAAGTTTATTTAGTGGTTTGCTTACATCCATACGAACTCCAGCAAAGTTCCTACTAAGTTGGTTTAGAATTATATCTTCTAACCTATTTCTAGATGATAAACTATTAAGAACACTTTTGTTAATTGCAAGAACATTAAACATTTCTCTAAAATGAGGAACTGCACTGATTACTTCCAAAATATTAAAATTAACCTTATTTTGTTCATATTTTTCAATACTTTCCTGTTTGTAGATTGGATCGGTAATAAATCTAACTAAGTCAAAAGATTGCCAGATATTAGCCATTTCTTTTCTAGACTTAAAGTAATCTTGTCTAGCCTTTATAGCTTCTTTAGGTTTACCAAGTTTGGCTTCTAAATCTCCATGTCTAATATTACCATTTATATCTTCATATATTAAATTGTATTTATTATAGAAATTATATAATGAAGACCCTTCTTCTAATTCTGGATATATTTTTTGTAATCTTCGTTCCTCTTTTAATATTTCCTTCTTTTCAGGAGTTAATCAAGTTTTTTCTAACTCCTTTTCAATTCTTAAATATTCTTCTTGTTTTTCTAGTATTTGTCTATTAAACCTACTTTCTATATATTTTTCAATAGATTTAATATAACTATATAAATCAGAAGTGTTTGTAGGAAGACCTTGATTAATTTTAAGTATCTTTCCTAAGATACGTACTTCATCCGCAGATATAACTTTATCCAGCAATTGTAGATATTTCTCTTTTTTCTCTCCTTCAGAGGTATATGCTTTATCAGCAACATAACGAACTTTATCATAGTTCTGTTCATCACTAAACATACTAGTAGTAAAATCATTTACTAGTTCTGTTATATCATCATCAATCATTAAATTACCAATTTCATCTAGTGATTCACCTAACATAAGAGAAATAGTATAAATATCTACCCAGTTTGTATCTGCATTAATTTTTTTAAGGATTAATTCCTTTGCATTCAATTTTGTTACGAACTTATCGTTTCCATAAGTTCTCTCATAGTTTCCTATGAGTTCAGACTATATCTTATCCTATACAGGATCTCCGCACTTCGAACTTACTTAAGTTCTACTCTACTCTGTCATTTCTGCATTTCGATAGTCGTTGAACTTTCTTCCTATTAGGAAGCTTAGTAACGGATTACCCAATATTTAAACTTATTACTATATCTAAGTGATTAGCTTAGCCACTATCATATTACTATAATAGTTTAGTATTTAAATCTCTAAGGGCTTTCCCGTTTTCACGGAGTTAACTGACTCTGCTATTTCAGAAAATTTTAATTTGTATTTCATAGAAGGAATAATATAAGGAGAAATTAAATTATCAAATTCAAATCTAGAGCTAGCAACTATATATAAAGTATAATTTCTTAAATTTTTGTGCATTGTTGTAATAATACCAAATTTGTTTTCTAGTCAATTCGATAGTAATTTAACCTCTTCAAAAGAAAAACAATTTGTAGCTATTTGTCCAGAATTCGTTCCATCATCCATAAATCAGTAAGCTAATGCTATTGGATGATTAATCATATCTAAATATTCTTTAGTAATTGTTTTAATATCATTAATATATAGTTTATTATACATATCATTAAATACTTTATGAGATTTACTATTTCCTCTTATAGTAGAATATATTTTATTTGTTCTATTATCTAAATAACTATATTCTCTATAATTACTCATAAATTCTCCAAGAATTTCTACTTTCTTCATAAATAATTCTTTTTGTTTAATTGAGTGTACTAAGGATAATCTACAAGTAGGATGATGTTTTCTAGGTTTTCCTATGTTCATATCTCCTAATAAACTGCCAAGAATCATTTGTTCTTGTAGATGAGATAATTGATGATCTTCTTGCAAAAAAGGGTGCGAAATCTTTAGATCTCCTTCATTAAAATACTTTTTTCAATAGCATATAGCAGAAGGATGTACATTAAAATATTCTGCCATTTCTTTAGTTGTTTTTCCCTCTTTTGCTAGTTTTGATAAAATTACTAAATCAATTTTTCTTTGAGGCTTTATATCATAATTCTCTTTTAGATATTTAGATACTGTTTCTGTTTTATGACCTGTAAGTTTTCCAATTTCTTCACAAGTCATTCCTTCTAAATACATTTTATGAAGTTTTTCAACTTCTTCATTTGTTAATTTCTTTGCCATATTAATTTGTTTTAAATTATTTTTATCTATAGTGCAAAGATAATAATAAAAATTAATATAGGCAAGTTATTCAATAATTTTCTGATGAAAAAATCAGTAGCACTATTTAAAAGTTCTCCAAGTACCATAGATTGATCATCTAAGGCATCCTCATAACTAATTACTTGAGCTAGAGTTTGTCTAATATCTTCAGGAGTATTTTCAGGTAGACTCTCAAATACTTCCATATTAACATTAGCTAATGTTATTAGTCTATCATTATGGATAAATGTATATCTTTTTAACATCGTTCTAGCTATATCAAAATTACCAGTTTGAATTGCTTCATTAATCTCTCTAAACTTGGTATTATATACGTTGCTTAAGGCAAAGAAACTTTTTAATGCCGTAGCAACATTACCAATAACTGCTTTACCAACCATATTTTGAATCTGCATTAAGTACTTACTTGCTGGATTGTAAGGACTCATATATTTAGCAGCTTCACCCATTTTAGATCTTTTAGCAAGACTTTGCATTCGATCAGTAGTTACTGGCATTGTTAAGTTAATTTGGTTTCTAGGATTAAGAATAATACTAAATACACCATCTACAACTCTATTTCTTAATGCATCAGCTCGTAAATAAGGTGCTGAGTTTTCATCAGTATTAATACGACCATTAGATGATAATGAATAGCCAAGGATATATTGTTTATCTATCAATTGTGTTAACTATATATTTCTATATAGATCAGACTATATCTTCGCTTTCGCGCTCTCCATTTCCACTATTTCTAGTGTACCTTCAATAGCAGTTTCAGCTGTTTCTTTTAATAACTTCATGTAGTTTTCACATTCTATTTTATCAGGAAGAACCTTATACATCATGTGGGGACACATATAAGGTTTTATAATTTCTATTAATTTTCTACCTTCTCTGGCACAAAAATTAATTATATAGGATTGCTGCCTTTTATCAAAAACCTTAGTCGGATAAATATCTCATTCTTCATTAAAATATTCTATAATATCATTAGCTTGCTCTAATGGACAATACGTAGATATTGTAATATAAAATCCTGAATATGTTCGTATTCCATCTTTATTTGTTTTAGATCTACGAAGTAATGCTCCATCATCCATTATTCATATTGCTAACCCTTGAGCTCCAAGTCGCTTAAGTAACTTTTTATTATATTTAGTTTTTCCGTACTCATATTCAACTCGTCTAAGTACTTTACAAAAATCAAGTACTGTTGTTTGAAATCCATATTTAGTTACTTCTTTACCTTTAGAATATCCATTTATTTGTTTTCATTCTCTAAACGTGCCAACTTTAACTCCATTATCTTTTAAAAGTTGCCATTTTCATAAACAATACTCTTTCTGAGCTTCACAATGATTTATATCTAAATATCCTTTTTTAGCTATATGCCCATCCCCTATAGACATAGCAATTATTAAATTTCTTCCTATTTTATTTAAATGTGTTTTTAACTGTTTCATACTATTAAAGTCGAATTATTAAGTTATTAATATTAGTCGTTGAACCTTCCGTTTTGTTACGGCTTGGCTGCTGATTGCCCTCGTCTTTACGTTAGGGGTTTCCAGCAATTAAAAGAGTTTTACTTGAACATAGAAAGTTTATCCAAGTCAGATCCTTCTAAGTAGAAAATTTGTGTCGGAACGTATACCTCATTTACTTCACTATCAGTAAATGTAATAATTTCCATAGGAGCAAACGATTGCATAGACTGACAAGGAATACGTGTACCAACAAAATATAAACTCTTTTCAAAAGATTTATACTTATTTTCTGCTAATTTTCTAATTTGTTTAGTTCAATTATAATCTTGATTTTCAGCTAATGCTCGAATTATTTCAAGTTTATCATTAAATTCAGCAATATTACTAGTAGTATATTTTCTACTTCCAGTTGGTCGGTAAGTTAATTGAATAGATGTTCCTTCTCCAAACTCTTCTTTTACTAAGTCAACATAGTTATCAATTCTATAATTTCTATGAGTATAGGTAAACATCTTAGAATTTTCTAACTCTTTGAGTCTATCTATTGAATCAATAATAACTACATTATGTTGAACATTATCAGAATCAGTATATTTTAAGAATTGTTTTCCTTCAGAAGAGCAGATTTCATTACCATTAAAGTATACTGAACCATCAATAATCTTATAATCAGAATCTAAAGATGAATTAGTAAACAGTTCATTAATCTTAGGATTTCTAAGTTTAACATATAACTTATTTCCTGCACCATCAAATAAAGTTCAGTCATAAGTTAACTCATCTGCATTATCATAGAAATTGTAGTAGCCATCAATTCTATTTATAAAGAACTCTGGACCTTGTTCCTTAATTTTAGCAATAGAATCACCAGGAAGCAATCCTAACTCTTTAGCATAAAGCTTACCCATAATAATCTGTGCTGGGATAACTTTATACTCTGTAGCATTTAACATTAATCCTCCTCAATCAATAGGCTTACCATCAGCTAAATTATTAAGAACAGATTGCTGCTTTTTGATTAAAGCTTTTTTAATATTAGGAATATATTTTGTAAATGAAGTTTTTTCTGTAAATCCTTTTGGCATAAATGGAGTAATTTCATTTACTATAAGTTGTAATCTGCTATTTACTATATTCTCTATAACATTTTCATCAGCTCTTTCATTAGGTATTGATTTTATTACTTCACTACGTAGCTCATCTCTAAGGGTCTCTATATTAGTAGCACTACTATCACTTTCAATAAAATAATGAAGCACCTGAGTATAAGGACTTTCAAACATACTATATTTACGTCCATTAGCTACAAAAGTAGTATCTGATCCTTTAAGATTTTTAGCTTTAGTTGTCCACCTACTAATACGCCCAGGCTCATATAATCGATAGTATATATATTTATTGTAACTATCTATTTTATCTATTTTTACTACTTGATTATTTTCTCCTCATACGATAATAGTATCCTCAAAATCTACTGGGTTATCTGGAGTAATATCATCAATAAATGGATTTACAACCACATTTCCATTTGTATCAACAACAAAAACTTTATTTACAGCATCATCTACGGTCATTCCCTCATAAGTTGTACCTCTTGTAGCTTCTGCAATTAAATCTATTAATTCTTCATATCGATAATTGTTACCATTAATTGTATGATATTGAACTACATTATATGAGGGATTTAATACTGCCGCAACACCATTGTAGTGACGCCTAATCGCATCTCTTACTAGAGAGGATGTGACTGTAGAGTTAAAAATGCCATTGATAGATGAAGAACTAAAAGGTATTCTATATTCTAAATTATTATTTTCTAGTCCTTCCTGAGCAAGTTTTACAAAGGACTGAGCTAAACCTAGAGTATCCTTACTACCGCCAGCAAATGCGTTAATAACAGCTTTTCCAAATATTTTGTAAAGATCATCCTTATTTCCATTATAAATAATATCCTGAATTTTACTAATAGCATCATAACAGAATTTACCAATTTCTTCATAAACTCGTGTTGCTAAATGATGAGTATATCCGTTTTGTTCAAGACCACTAATCATTTGAGTCATTTCAGTTACCTCTGCTTCATCAAGTTCATGATCAGCATTCATTTGAACACCTCCAAACTTAGTAGACATTGTAGTAAATAATAATGGAGTACCATCATTTCAAGAAGTTACATCATTAATATTTGAAGCTCCAACTTTAATAGCTGACTTATTTACCAACCAACTAATCATAGAATCTTTAAGATCATAATCACAAATAATTTGATTAGTATAATCTAGATTATGTTCTGAATACTGAAGATTATTGGTACGATTATCTATTTTCATAGCTCATGCACCACCAAATGTTTGATCTATATCATATATACTTTTAATTAGCTTATCATTAGTAATAATATTATCAGGATTAATAGGAACACCTTCTTTAGTAACTTCAACTAATTCTCTATGAGCTACATTATTTGAGATATTAATATGTAATATTTTATAATATTTTCCACTGACATTATCCCTAAAGAATAGATCATCAAATTGCTTGTCATAATCTATGGTAACATCTAAAGGCAATTCCAAACTGTGCATTTTCTTGAAGATGTTTTCCATACTAGTATCAGAACTATTTCTTCTGATAGCATTAGTTATCTCATATTCAGCCCATTTAAGTAATTTCGGTAGTCCGTGTTTAGCATCAACATCATGAAAGATAGTTTTCTTGTTAGCTCCTACTGCAGCGTCTATAAGAGATACATTCTCTCATCTAGACATAAATGGACTAGTATAACCTGAACCATCCATAGAATCTACAGTACTAGACATTCCAGATATGTTACTTACATTTGATCCCATATCAGACATAACAGCCATTTTAACTCTTTCTGGCACTCCATTTTTTAAACCTTGTGCGAGAGAATGATATGTAGCTCCATAAATAACCATACGTTTTACCTGAGATATTCATCTAGAAGCTAGACTATGATCTAGATATCCATTTGTGGTAGGACTTTCTTTTTCTTTATTAGGGTGAGCATAGACATCTCCGACCATCATTTTATTATATTCATTTGATAGAAATGAATCGGTAATAAAATAAGCACCTAATAAAGGATTAATAACCCCATTAACTTCTTTGAGAAGTTTACCATCCTTTACAAATTTAGGATTATTCTGTTTAAAAGAGTTAACAATATTTTGATCTACTGAAATAGTGGACCAAGCTCCAGAACTATCCTCTAAAAATTTAGTAAACTGACTTTTGTAAAACTCATTAAACTTATCTCTATTACTAAATATATTAGCAAAATTTTCTAAAGTTTCATTAAACACTCATCCTGCTTTAGTTTTAGATGCATGTATTTCATCAATAAATTCAACATTAGCTCTAGCAAAATCTTCCCTAACCTTATTTATTTTATTCTTAGCTAAGAATACCTTAATATCATGTATAGAATTAAATTCTTTATTTGGATATACTTGTCTATAATCTGATAGAATAGTTTCTATCACACTCTCTATCTGAGATTTATTACTTTCAAACCAAGCTTTCTTTATAGGTTCTAAATCAATTTCATTTCCAGATTTAAAGTACTGATCTAGGACAGATTTGATATTAAATGAATTACCGTTGCCAAAATCTCATGTTTGATTTAAATCAAACTGCATTACAAAGTGTTTATTCTTATCAGAATATACATGACTTTGAATACCAACAATTCCTGATTTAGACCTAGATCCTTCAGTATGAGATTGATCCATAGTTAGGCCTTGATAAAAGTCATATACAATAGATAAGTGCATAACGTCATTTGCTGTAAGAGCAGAAGATTGCTTTGTAACTCCATTAATAGTTACTTCTGATCGAATTTTAGGACTTTTGACATGTTGTATATTTTTATATACAGCATTGTCATGATACTGTGACATATATAGATCTTTATCATCAATCTGTTTACTAATTTCATTAAAAACACCATTATGTTGATAACTTAAACAAATCATCTGATATAATGGTAAGTTATTACCTTCTGCATTTTTAATGACATTAACTGTATCTGATCCATTAATAACACTGAGTACTCTACCTAAATCATTACTCTGTCCAAAATTGAGATTAGTATTACTGTTGTTGATAACATCAAAAATTACAGTTCCTAATACAGGAGCATATAACTCATACTTAGTATAGTTACTATTTGGAAATACTTGACTAGCTACCTGATCAAAATCATCTGATATTAATAAATTAACAAAGTCCCCAACTATTTCATTAAAATTACTTATAGGACCAGTAATAGATATTTTTCCATTTCCCTCTAATGTAATTCTACTATCTCCAATAGATATAACAGAACCTATACCTCTAACATTATACTTCCTAAGTAACTCATTAAATCTAGATCTATTTTGCTTTCAATATTGAGTAATAGCCTTTACTGTTTCTACTATTGCTTCTCTTTGCATTTTAATAGGACGTTGTGTTAGATTTCTAACTTCCATGCTTTTACCATCTTTCTGCTCATAACTAACATAACTTGAGAGAACAGTTTTTTCCATTAGATGTGTAAACATGTCTTTAATATCCTCATGCATTTTAGAGTCATATATAAATCTTTTTATAGCTGATAACTTTGATCTTAAATAAGTTATATGCTCAGGATTAGAAACTTTTCTGTTAGATAGTTCTTGTTCATATAAAGATATGAGCTTACTAACATCCATTTTAGTTCCTTTCTTAAGCTCTTCTTTTACTTCTGGATTAGAACTTTCTTCAGCTCATAATTTCATCTTCCCCATTACAGAATTAAACCCAGATAACGAAATAGAGGTCCCATCAATAATATCTCCATTTATATTAACTTCTGGAAGATAATTTAAGAGTATCTTAGCAAGGTCACTAACACTTTCTTCTTGAGACATAAATTCATTAGTACTAAATCCTGTATAGTGAGTAACATTAGGACCATTATAAATATATCTATTTCTAGAATATATTGAAGACTTACTATATTCTGGATTAATAGAGACAAATGGTGTTAATTGCTTTAATAGATCGTCAAATGTTCTAAGAGTTACATATGAATTATAAGCTTGATAATATTTATTATCAAGATTAGGAGAATTATTTATATAACTACTAAATTCAGATAGTGTACTTTCTATAGTAGATTCAATATCTACGTCAGTCATACTATCCAAATTAGGAGAAGGTTTTCCTAAATATGATAATACATATCATAGCAACTCCTTTTTGTATTCAAAAATACCTCTATTTAATACTGTTAGATCTCCAACTTTTCTATTAGCATCTATAAACTGCTCACTTGCTAGATCAAATACTGATAAAGATATAATTCTCTTAACAAAGTCACTTGTCATCTTATTATATTGAACAGACTGTCCAATATAAAACTGTTGTGCTGATTTACTATCAGTTTTTACTTCTCATCCAGTTCTACTACTAATTTTCTTAGGTTCAAATATAGATGTCTGGGTAGGATTTGTTGAAATCCCACCCAAGAACATTCTATATACACTATCTGGATCTATAAAATATTCCTCTAAAAACGATTTAAATTCTTCATCTGTACTTGTATTAAAGACTCTGCTTAATAGAGGATAATACTTAATTGTGTATCCACACTTAACACTCATTGTTCTTTAATTTATTAATTAAATATTCTTCAACTTCTTGCTGCAGCCCTATTAATGCAGTGTTACTATTAATTTCATTTCAATAAGATTCTGCAGTTAATTTATCTACTTCCTGATTTAATATTAAAGCAGTTATATACTTACTTAAATTAGGATTAGCTACAATAATATCACTCATACTATTCATAGCATCTCTAAATTTAATATACGCATCTGCTATATTAAATGTTCTAATATTTCACACATTATTTTTCTTTTCAAGAACGTATGTATAATTCTTGTCTTGCAAAGATACAAAAAATGGTTCAAAGTCAGAAATCTTATCTCTATAAAAATGAATAGTTTCTTTTGGAGTATTTAGTTGATTAGATATCATTACTTTAGGATCAAATACTGATTCTGTTGTAATTGCTTTTCCTTCAACTTTAACTACATCAAATTCTGTAGATTGAACTTTAGAAGCTATTTCAGAATTAATAGATTCAATAGCTGTATCTATGTTATCTTTAGTGACAATAACTTCATTAAGTTTTAACTCTTGTAATTGTTCGTTAACAGATTCTACTACTTTTTTATCTTCTGCTGCTTGTTCGTTATTAACTGCTGACAAATCAATACTATAGTCATTACCAATAATCATGGGTATATTAGTATTATAATCATGACCTTGAATAGCATACCAATAATCTCCAGCAGGATTAACTTGAGTATCAATAACATCTCTTCCATAAATACCCATTTTAAATTCAGGAGCCTCTAAACATAACTGTTTTAATTGTTCAATTTGACCATCATTAATTGAAATTACTGATTCTCTATTTACTATCTTATACAAAATAGTATTCATAGTAGCTACTCCAGACTGATATTTAAAGTCTCCATTAATTTCATAACCAAACTCTATATTAGAATCATTAGATATATTTTGGATAGCTAATTCTGCATCTTTATACACTATACCATTTATTCTAATACGCTGGTTAGGATATTTAGAGGTATTTAAATGTATTCTAATAGCCTCTCTAACTCTATCTGGAGCTACTTTATATACATACTTAGCAATCACTGAGCTTCTATATCCTGGAATAATATCATAATTTTTCCTATTATTAGACTGCTTGATGATATCATCTATAGACACTAATCAGTTCATCCCAATTAGAGCAAATCTGTAATCATGTTGAGTACTATATGTTTTAATAGAACCATTAGTAGTGGCTGCTAAGAATTCTTTAAAATCATCATCAGTTACATAAGGGTCACTTGACACAACCATAAATGTATTACCATTATTTCTTTGATTTAATCATTCTTGTTGATCGCCACTATATTTAGTTCTCTCCGCAGAATTTACTGATAATACAACAGGTTTATTAAATGCTCTAAAGTATCCTTTTGGATTAATAGCTGATTGTCTAAAATTTGATAAATTAACTGAAGTATTTGAATCTATAGCACTTTCCTTACGAAGAGGCGATACTGCTAAAATATCCCCAAAGTACTCTCCAATAACTGGATCTGTAACTAACAATGGGAAATCAACAGTTTTAGAATCTAATGTTAATCTTACTACTAATAGTCCCCTATTATTATATGGTATAATATAAAATTTAGGAGTAGTTTTTAATAGATTTAGAATCTCATTAGAATACTTACGACCTAATGATCCAGGAATAAACGATTGAATTTCTCTAGACAATATTTTAAGAGATGCTTCAAATATTTCTTTATTATCTTTATGTCTATTATTAACAAAGAAAGCTCTTACTAAATTTGAAATTTGTACTGTAATTTCAGGAGTAGTATTAATAATATTCTTCAAATTATTATCAGTAGTTTGATAAAATTTAATTAGATCATTATTAATAAAATCAATCCAACTCTCCGCTGTACTTACATATTCATTAGCTCCTACTACTGGTTTAGCTGGTCTAGTTATAGGTTTACTAGTCTCGATATCTGAAGTAACAGTATTTTGTAAGTTATTTACAGGTTCTGTATGCTCAGGAGCCATAGATACTTGGTGTACCTCTGGCTTTATAGGATTGGTAAACTCAACTTCAGTATCTCTTTCTATTGGGCTTGTAGTAGGAGTGCTATTTTCTGTAGCTACTGAATTATTAGCAGGCTCTACAGGAGCGTTAGCTTGTTCATTATTAGGCTGTTGAGATTGATATTCTTCAAACTCTATTGATTCAGTAATATCTGGAATAGCATTTATTCTTCATTCTTTAAAATCTTGAATTTGAGATTCTGGCATTTCAATGTTTCCAGATGATGTCGAATCTTGTTTAGAAGATATTGTATTTCCTAGTCCTCTAGATACAATAATTGATCCTTTCTTTGACCGTTGCGTTAGAGTATATAAGTCTTTTAATTTATAGAATTCTCCTCGGCTTTTACCTTCATTTGTTAATCCAAAGTTTTTATCAATAATAATATAATCAAATTCATCACCCTGGACACTATTTAAAGGAACAATTTTAACTCCTTTGGTAGTGTTATATTTCTTAGGATTATCGGTAATTATTGCAATATCTGAAGAATACTGTTTTAATTTTTCTATATGTGAAAATATTTCATCTTCCTTAATTATTTTTTCACCTCCAAATATAAAACTACTTTCAAAATACTTAAACTCAACTGGATTAGATTGTAAGTACTTTTCAGCAAATTCACTAAGATATTTTGGTTCTATAGCAGGATTATTGTAATATTGCTTATATATTTTGTCTAATCTCTGAGACAACGATATATAATTATCATATTTAGCTATATTATCAGGCCGTAGTGGGGCAACAAGATCAGGAGTTTTAATGTTAATAGTATCCTCAATCCCACTATCAATAATTTCCTTCCCGAATACTGTTTGAACTGCATTCTGTTTATAATCTCCAAATGCTATTACTGATACATTATTAGTATTAGCTCATTTACTAATTAACTCTAACTCTACCCTATCATATCAACTAATCTCATCTATAAATAAGATTTTATTCTTAGAATCACCAAATAAATTAGTTTTAAGAACTTCTATATTAATATTACTAGTAATGCTTACATTATTATTATTACTATCCTTAATATATGAAATATCAGAATCCTTTATTTGACGTCCTAGTATTTTCTCTACAAGTTCATTCTTAGTAAATGAATTTCCATCACTTTCAACACTATTTGTAAGTCTATCTGTTTGCTTTCTTGTTGGAGCTGATGTTATATAATTTGCATCTTCAAACATCTTCTTTAATAAGAACGCAACTCCTTTAGTCTTACCAACTCCAGCTCCTCCAAATACTACTGTAAAATTAAATAAAGGACTTTTAGTTTTAATATATGTATCAGGATTATCCTGAAAAATATCTTTTAATTTAATTATAATACTATTAAATACATCCTTATTTAGTATTTGAGAATAAGCTACTCTTACTGCATATTCTTGAGAAAATATTGGGGCATTCTTAAATTCACTACTACTAATTATCTCTTTTAATTTTTTATAAAAATTTTGAGAAGGAGTTGATAGTATTGTAGCAATATAAACCATTTGATCATACACAGTAATCTCAGTACTAGGATTTTTACTAAGAGTAGTTGGAGCTGACTTTACTAGTTCGTTACTATCAAACAACGAAACTATTTTGTCAGCTATTTCATCAGCAGAAAGATTTAGATTTTTAACTGCTTCAAAAATACGAGTTTCTAATGCTATAGAAGCCTGCTCTAATTGAGAGAAGTCTATATCTTCTCCACTAGAAGGTATTTCAATATCTGAGGATAATTGTTTTAAATCAATACCAAATATCTTAATAAACCTATCCTTAAGAATAGAAGTGTCATCAGTTAGTAAGCTAATGAATTTAGACTTCATATTTATAGCTATATCTCTCTGCTCTCTAAGTTTCTGAGATTGATTTCTTTCAGAAATATCTATTAAAGTTATTAACTGATTTTTAACTCGTGCTAGATCAGAAACAATATTAATTTGCCCTTGAACACTTATTATAGGTAACAGTTCTTTTTCTAGTGATTCCCTAAATTCATTAATTTTGCTATTAAAACCTCCATCTACTGAAGCATCAAGTATTGCTGATATAGCATCAATTAATTTAACTGTTTCTTTTAATTTATCAAGAGAATGTTTATCTCTAATAATAAAGTCTTCTACTTTCTTAGAATTAATAAAGTTAAACTGTTCCTCTCTAATTAGTTTAGTTACTTCTTGATTATCTAACTCTGCAACATTTGAAGCAGCTTCAATTAATTCATATATAGGATTAGTATTAATTTGTGATTTGATATTTAATACTTCTCCTAAATAATCATAGAATGATCTGCTCCCAAAAGAAGGTAATAAAGTCGGTAGTATATTCTTTAAATCAAGCTGATATATATTACTAAATGTATCAGACAAATCGCTTCTAAGAATATAATCGTAGTGCTCTAATGCTCCTTGAACATTATTCTTTTTAATATAATCAACTATCTTGATTAACTCATTAGATAAGTTTGCTATATCATCATCCATTCCTTCTAAGTCAATTCCTTGACTATCAAGAATAGATTGAATTCTATTAATTCAATTAGCTTGATCATTATTTTCTAAATTATTAATTTGAGTTCAATTATATAATATACTAGCTAAATCTGAATCAATCAAATCAAGATATAGATTATTACGTTTAATGTATTCTAAATATCCAAGATAAGAATCAGTATAGTTATTAAATGCTAAGTTTGTATCTGCTATTCTTATAGGTCTATAAAGAATATTACGTCCTTCTTCACTTAATGCTGGATTTAAAACTTCAAATTTAAGACTTTTAATTTGATTTAAATGGTCTTCTAATTGAGAAATATCTAATTTTAAGTTGTCTATTTCCTCATTAGATGATATTCCTTCTGGAAGGTTTTCAATAGCCTTATCTAGAGCTGTTCTACTCTCTTTTAGTCTATTAGAAATTTGGTCATATATAATATTATAGTCTGTAGCTCCTGGTAGGTATACTTTTCTGCTATCTTTGATTTTTTCTCCTACTGATTTCATAGCATTAATCATACTTTCTTGCATCTCAGAGAAAATATTATAAGCAGTTAATACCTTATGTTTTTCTTCAGAAGAACTATATTCTTTATACTCAGAATCAATTTTATCTTTTTCATCTTGCTGAAGACTATCATATTCTTTTTTATACTTCCAACGAGTATAATTATGTATACCAAATCCTGATACAAAATTATCTACTAATTGAGGACTTGCAGCAAATAATAGCTGTCCTGTATAGAAATCATTTTTCTTTCCAGTAAGTATTTCGTCTCGTTGAGCTCTTAGGGTGTCTATCTTAAGTCTAAGACGTTGATATTCACTATTATTTCTCATAGCTTCAATACGAGCTTCTATATCTTTTGGAGTTTTTGGCTCATTATCTGCTGGAGTCAATAAGTTTTCTAGTTCTACTTTAGTTTTAATTATTTCAGAAGTTAAATTATTTCAATCTTCAAAAATTTGACTATATAAACCAGATGAGATAATCTTGTCCTCTATTGTTTGTTGTCTACTTAACTTCTTAAGATTTAGATACCCTTGTCTAGTCTCTTCAATAGACTTACCAGCTATATCAGCTTGTTGTGTAATATATTGTAATTCAGCGTCACTTAAATCTAACCCTTCCTCTTTAAGAACTTCATTAATTCTATCAATATAAAATCCTATTTGTTGATATAAAAGATCATTTTGTGAATCACCAGAGCTAGTTGCTTTATATTGAGCCTCCGTTATATTACCATCTTTTACAAATTCTATTTCTGTGCCAGAAAGATTTGTACTACCTAACTTACCAGCTTTATGTAATCTGTCTAACTCCATTCTTAATTGGTTTTCCTTACCATCTCTTAAAAGATAAATTATCTCTTTTAGAGAATCATCATTTTGAGTTAGTGTACTATTAAGTATAGGGTTATTTTTTCTATCAAATCTATTATGTAAACTAAATACAGCACCACCAATGCCACCTCCTACAAATGAAGTAAAATATCTAGATATCATATCCTCTGGAGTAATTCCAAAGTTATAATTCCTTTCTTTATCAGCAATACCTAGTGCATTTAAACCTGAATATAATGCTTTTATTGCATCAGATGTTATTTCTTCTACCGTTTCCTCAACACCTTCATTTAGAGAATCATGAATTAGATTTCCAGGTTTCATCTTAGATATGTGGTTTACTATATTCTTCTGCATATCTAGAAGTCATTTAGCCGCCCCTTTAGAAGTAGATGTTTTCTTAGCTGTCTCTAATGCAAATTCTTTAGATGATAATTGTTCAGCAGCTTCTTTAACAACAGAGCGGACTTTTGCTCTATCTAAATATGTATCTCTAAACCAAAAGTCTTTGAAATAGTCATTATTCATCAGGCCATACATAGCTCCCATAGTAGATAACATACCTAAACCTGCTACTCTGTCTGAAGCACCTGCTTCCTTAAACGCATTATATGCTTCAGTGGAGGAAGTTCCCGCCATATAAGCTAAAGCTAATCCTCTGCCTCATTTAATGGCATTTTCACTAGGAATAGAATTTTTTGGAACAAACATCTTTGGAATATTTCCAATAACTCTTTGTTGGAATAATTGCATAGAGCTATCTTCAATTAATTTACCTAAATTTTCTATATTCCAAAAACTCTGTCTTCCATAGTCAGAAACACTACTGTCAAACCTAGAAAATCATGCTTGTATATCAGTTGCTGTCTGAGCTGATCTTGATGTTGATATATCTCCAGTTGCGATGCCTTCAATACTTTTAAAAAGTACAGGAAATAATTTTCCTAATTCCTTAGCTGCAGTCATCGCTCCATAATATTTTCCAACACCTGGAATAAACATCATGCCAACCTTAAAAGCTGTTTTGGCCATTGTGCCAATGACACTTTTATCAAGATCATCTGAATCAAAGAAATTATATTTATCTCACTTACTACCATCGATAGTTAAAGTGTCGGATATATGCAATATATCTTTATTTGCAATATCTCTATTTCCCAGAGTCTCATAAAAAGGATCTCCACTTTCATTAAATTTTAGGTCTCCTTTATTGTGCTTAACAATTCTACCGTTAACCTCATGTTCCCCATCTTCATCTCATTGAGCTAATACTAATGTAGGTCTTGTCACTGCTGATAATCCTCCTCAATCATTAGGAGTCCAATCTTCAAATTGTTGGGTATCATAGTTAAATACCTTATTAGTTTGAGCGACTTCTCTAATAGACATTGTTGGAGCAGAAGATTCTCTAAGGTTACTTAGTCCCCTACTTCTTCTCTCAGGATTAGAAAATTGAACTAATTTTGGTCTTATATTCGTCACTTTCCCCCCTATAGGAGCAAAGTAATCATTAGGATCATATTCATAGAAATCCTGTAAATCCTGAACTAATTTACTATTATCAGCATCATTATATAACTTTAAAGCTGTTTGGTAGTACTGATCAAATTTATTATCGTCAAAATTACCAGACTTGTCTTTAAAAGCTTCTTGTATTTGAGGAACTTTTTTGTAGTACTCCTTGTCTAATAAGCTGGAATTATCAGTTGTTATACCTAAATTAGCTAAGTCTTGCGGAGTTTTATTAGGCGAAAAGAATAAGGTCGCCAACCAATCATTTTTCTTCTGCTCAATCATAATTAGAAATTTGTCTGTATTTGAGACTCTTGTAGTAGTCTCCTGCGATTTAACATATCTGTATAATTACTAGCACTTGTTAATTGATGATTAGATACTACTGTTGCAATAGCACTATCTGTTATTGGAATAAATATAGCACTTTTATACATTGAGGATGCGTCTCCTATACCAAATAATCCTCCATCAAAGTTATTTCTATGTTTACTTTTCGAAGGAGTATCTGACCCATAATTAATATATTTAGAGTATAAATCAAATATATAAGACCCTTCGTCTCTATTTACATGATCAACTCATTCAGAGTCATCAATGTCAACAGCTTTATCACTAACATATCCATTGACAATAATAAAAGGATGGGCTTCTCTAAATGCTCACTCTCCTGTTTCTGGTTCTCTATAAATATCAAGATTTAGCTCATTCAACTTCATAGTTATACTATTTGGAGTAACTCCATATCCAGCATTTAATCATTCTTGGAATTTTTCAAACCTATTTTGTGCATCTAGATCAGGAGTTTTCTTACCTGTTGTCACATATATATTTTGATCAATCGGTAAGTATGTTCTTTCAATATTACTTATTCCGTCATAAACTACTTTGTCTAATTCACTTTCTGTAAGTAATCTATTTCCAAATGTTATTGAGTTTAAAGCTAAACTTGATCCCAGCCTATCTTCTTTAGTAAATACATCTCTAAGTGTACCCATACCAATTTGCTTACCAGTGGTATCTATTGGTTTGCCATAAGGTTGTGCTAAAGCTTTTATACCTCCTTTAGACTTAGAATGTGCAATAGTTATAGGAGTATATTGAACACCTCCATTTCCAGTAGTAATCATTTCCTCACGAGTCATTTCAACTTGTTTACTTGATGATCCTTTACCACTAGCACTACTGGCTGTAGAATCATAATCTAACTGTTGTTTAATTTCTCTAGTATGGTTAGTATGTTCAATAACTGCTATTTTTAATAAATTTTGAACATCTTTAGGATCATTTGGATTTAAACCTTCAGCTGTTGCATTGGCTCTTAACACATTTTTCATATTTCTAGGTAATGTTCTATAAAGGTAATTAACAGCAGCTTCTAAGCTTTTATCGTCATTATATCCTTGATCAGAAGTATTAGTAGATTCTGTAACTTTATATATGCCATCAGGAGAATCAAAACCCAGCAACTGTTCAAATCCTTTTTCAATTTGATCTTTCTGCTTAGAAGTATACCTATCAAATTGATTTGAAGATTTATTAGTACCAAAAGCACCAATAGTTGATTTCACATAATCTACTATTGACTCCATTCCAACAGTATTTGATAAGTCGGTTAAAATATCACTATTGTAAGCTAACTCTGGTTGTTCCTCTCTAAGTCGGATTAACTCAGAGTTTGTTAATATCCTATATTTATCTGGATTTTCATAATATGTATCTAAAGATACTATTTTAACACCATTATCATTATCAAAAACATACATACTCCCAGTATTAGTAATAGCTACTTCTGATCCAGCTCCTTCATCATTAATTTGTTTACTAGCCTGTTGATATAAACTGTTATTATGTTTAATTCTATTAGCCAAAGATTGTATTCTAATTAAATCTGACATATCATAAGATGTTTCCTGATTTCCTCCAAATAGAGATCCTAAATTTTGAGACTTTCTTAGAAATGTATTAGCTTTAGACAGAAAATAATCAACATCATTAGGAAGCCCATTTTCCTTCAATACATTAATAATTTCCTTCTGTATAAGTTCTTCTTTTTTATTATCTGTTGTTGTACTTGGTGTGTTTTGAGATTCTTGCTGAGCTATTGAATCTCTAGAAAAGGGGGTATAGTATATACCCCCTGTTTGATATCTTTTTATCTTCATATTATGACATCATTTTTATAAAAAGCCTTATGATATTATTGTTTAAATCATTCACAGCTTTGTTAATAGCTTTTTGCTGATCTAAAAATGCTTGTTCATTTGTTTCTCTAAACCTTTGGATTGTACCTCCTCTCTTATACCTGAAATATTTAGAGTCAGACAATTTTGGAGATACTTGATTAACATATCTAGGGATATTTAAATCATCAAATCACCTAATCCAAGAATGTCTTCTTTTAGGATCATTAGCTTGGTCTTGATAAATATCAAAGAATGCTTTACTACGTATATTAGACACTTGATCGGGATATTTATAACTTATATATCCTAACCAATCATTTCCTCATTGCTCTTTTTCACCTGCAGTCATACTATTAAAACCACCAAAGCTTTCAAAAAGTTGTTTTAAATCATTCTGATATTTAGTTTCAGTATTAATAGAATTCAACTTATCTTCAATATCAGTTCTATTCTGCAGGTCTTTAGCATAGTCCTGTCTAAACTGATAAATAAGATTTTTAACATTCTGTGTTTGTTGTCCAATCTTGTTAGCATCAGCCATATCTAATTGTGCTAAACCTTGGTACCAACGATTTCTATTTTCATTACTAATCTGATTTCTTATATTTGCATATTGTTGCTTTTGAGCAAGTAGTTTATCATTATACTGGTCTATCATTTGTGAAAATTTAGTATCTCTTTCTCCCTTTATTTGATCAACTCCTGCATCTCTCATTAACCTTTCAGCCATTACTTGATTTGGATCACTAGTGACTGTTTTATATTTACGTATTTCTTTAACACGATCATCATACATTCTATGCAAACCATTATCACTAAATCTAGAGTAGAATTCAGTTGGCATTTGCTGTTGAGAACCTATCATTCCCTTACGAATAGCATCTTTCATCTTTTGAGTAGTGCGATTAATACCTCTGGTAGATGCTATGAAATCACCAATACCAAGTAACATATCAGGATTAATACCAGATCATTTTAAATTTCTACTAGAACCAAACATACTTGAAGATGACTTCTTAATATTATTTGTATTAATTCCTGTAGACTGTTTAGTATATTTATCTATTGACTCTCTTAATTTAGGATCAATGTCATTTAAAGGCTTAACTCCTAAGAAATCTGAGTGAAGTCTGGGGGTTGAAAAAACATCTATTGGTTTTGCAGTAACAATGACTGATTCACTGTGCTCATTTATTGGTTTCCCATTTTTATCAAGAAATCAATTACTATTAGAACCTCTCTGTGCTTTAATAATCTTACCACCCTTTTTGTGAAATCTTAACCCAATATAGTCATCAACTTGTTGTAAATAAGGATCAATACTACGAATCTCAATAGGGTTCTTTATACCACTCAAAGTAACAGGTATATCTCGTACTCCAGTACTTTCTGGTAACATTAACGTAGAAGGAGCTTTAAATTTAATAAATCTTTTAAATACAGGATTTCTATAAAACCAATCTCCTCCATATCTAGAATTAAACTGTAGAGTTGATGGAAGTACTCATCCATTAGACTGTAATTGAGAAGCAATTTCAGGATTTCTTCTAATAACTCTTCCTAAAGTTCTTAATTTAGAAGTGTGACCTGCTAAAGATCTTATATCAAAATCATCTGGAAGTTGTCTATTAGACATTCTAAATCTATAATTTCTACTCATAGGATTTCAACTTCCAGAAAATATGTTTGATATAGTAGAATTTGTTTTAGATTTGGCAGCCTCTGCTGTTCATTTAGCCTCTTGTGCTTTAGATATTTTTAGATGACCTGATTTAGTTAAATCTTCAATTGCTTGTTTATAATTATTAACAGTACCATCAGAGTTAGCCCATCGAGCTGGCTGGCCATCAACAAATCCTAATTCCTTATCAGCAACTACTTTATCAATATATTCTCTTTTTAAGCTTTCTTTTGTCTTAGCTTCTAATTTAGGTGATTTTCCTTTATATTGAGTAGATCTTATATTTTGGACTTCATTCTTTATTCCTTTAACAGCAAAAAGACCAGTAGATAAACTTTTTCAATCATCTAAAGTTCCTTTACCAGATACTATATTGTTAACCGCTGATACTGCACTAGTAGCTCCTGAGGCTAATAGTATATTCTTTAATAATGAAGCAGATTTTTTAACTGTTTTACTCATTTTAGCCATTTTACCACCAATTCCAACACCAGGGAGTAAGCTTATTGTATCTAATCCCAGTCCTAGAGCTAAGTTACCAAGGTCTCCTAAATCAAAACCATCACGGCTGACATCAGCTCCAAACTGAGCAAGAGTTGATCCATACCCTAAAGCACCAGCTACTGGATTACCACCAGTAGGGATAGCTGCAATTAATGATGCTAAATCGCCAGCAATGCTAGCTATTTGCATCTTATCCGCTTTAGTTAAATCTTTTCAATCTCCATTTTTTAAAGAGGTTTTAGCAACATCTTTGTCAGTTCTTTCAGTTATTGTCTTAGCTGTGGTATCATTTTCAATATTAGAAACTTTTGCTGCATTGATTCTACCTCCTGATTGAAACTTAGGTTTATTATCAAATATGTTTCTAGATGCTCTATCTCATCTTTCTCCATTAACCATAGGAGTTCTAGTAGTATATAAACTTCTAATTAAAGTAGAAATTGGAAGTAACGAAGAATCTATAATTACACCTCCTAATGTATTGCCTCTAAAATTCTGAGTATTTTGAGAAAGAATTTCCTGTCATTTACGAGATAATGCACCAGTAAATGTATGATTTTCAGGATTAGCAGAAAGAGCTCCTGAGTTTATTAAAGATTGAACTTCTTCTGGTGTCATTTGATAAGGTTGTTCCATTCCATCTCTATAAAATCATACATCATTTACATCATATGGATTTCGAAAGATTGTTGCAGCTGTGGTGCCATTAGAACCTGGAATATTAATTTCATAGTATCCTTTTGCTCTTTCTGACCATTTAGTAACTGGATTAGTAATATCCTCGTAATTTATAGAAACTCCTGATAATGGATCTAACTCCTCAGATTCTCCAGTGTTAATATTGTACTTTAATCTTTTAACTGCTTCAGGAGTTACAAATCCATATCTATCTCTAGCAGAATCTTTATCATAATATTCATATACTACTGAATTTGGATCATTGGGATCTTTTAATGTTCTAAACATCATTCCTCTATTATTATTTCTTAATCCAGGAAGAAAGAAAGAATCATTATAACTTGTAAAAGGATTAGAACTATTTCCCCAAACATCTATTCCATTAGTACCATATATATTATTCTTATTGCTATTTATCCACTGATCTAGGTTTCTATAAAATACTGAGTTATCATCTTCTGCAACACTCTTTGGGATTAATTTACCATCAAACCAAAATCATCCTTTTAAGGGATCAAATTGATGCTTATCTCTTAGAACTTCGTCATTTATGTATACTCGACTACCACCAAAAACTTGATCTCCATCTACATCTACTAAATTATATGACTCATCTGGATTTGTAGTAACTTTTAAACCAGCAATGGAGTGAGTATTAGGATCAATGTTATCTCTGACTTCTTTTTCAGTAAGTCTAGAAGTTGATTGGTTAGTTGAAGAATTTTTATTAGTAGAATTACTATCTAAAAATATACCAATATCATCTAGAGCTAGCTTATCCTCTTCGGTTCATGTCCCATTTTCCACACGTTCTATTAAACTCTTAATACCTTCATCCCCTAAACGATTGTAAAGATCTATATAAGCTTGTTTATCAAGATTACCATAACCCTTAAATGTATCTTTATCAGTATAACTAGCAATATCTTTTAGGGCCTGAAGTCTTCTTATAACTTGTAAATTATTAGCTCCTTGTATAAAAACTTTATTTCCATTAACTAATTCATAGTTCCCGTCCTTGTCTCTTTTATACTCGACATTTATAGTATTAGATCAATCATATATCGAATTACCAGGAGTAGGAGTAGTATAAGTAAATCCCTTTAAAGCATTAATTGCATTTCTAGATGCATTTTCCTTACCTCTTCACGAATTACCAAAAAACCTTCCTATTCTACTTCGACGATTCCCCAATCGATTATTTTGACTATTTGTAACATCAAATTGTACATTTCCATCTAATCTATCAGCATTAGAATCATAGGATAAATTTTCTCCATTCCTTAGAGCATCTGTAATTTTACTAAATTGATAGGCTGTTTCGTCGTCTAATGATTTACCATAGTTTGTCAATTGATTTAAAAAATTATCATCAACTTCAAACTTATTTCCATCAATAGTAAAAGTACCATATCTTTTATTAGAAGTAGAACCACCTTTTTGATATTTAATTATCTGTGCCATTCTATCACACTTATATTATACTTAAAAAGGGGAATTGATCATCTACAATCCCCCTTTTATCTTTCAATGATCTACTTACGACATTTCTTGCGTTTTACAAGCTTACCACCCTTCTTGAAAACAGGCTCCGAATCAACAGGAGCTCCTATTGGTTCTTGTGCAGGAGCTTGTGCCTGTGAAAGTAACGAAAGGAATGCCTCACAAGCCTGTGCTAGCATATTACAGTCACCTGACTGTAATCCTTGAGCCATCATATTAGCAATTTCTACAAGTGGATCTTGCTGTGCTGCTGCTGGCTGTTGTGCAGCAGGTGCAGGAGCACTACCACCTTCCTGCATAAATTTAATTACCTTCATATAAATATTTACTTTATTTAATTAATAATTTTATAAATTCTTCTAGTTAACTCTTTCATTATCATATATTCATTTAATGCTCAAAGATAATACTTTAGTTTTTAATATCCAAATAAATTCTATAAAAATTACTTCTGTGATAAATTTTGTATAAATTGTTTGACATATTAAATATATATTATTATCTTTGTAACACAACCCAAGAATATAAAATAGAGTCTATTTCATTCTCTAAGGAGATGCTAGATTAAACATTAGATAATATAGGGTTAAAGAGGATAGTTAGTATCTTCTTATGGAGAGTAGAATTATTCTACTCTCCTTTTTTATTAGGACCCAAAACATATTCTGGTTTTCTTTCATCTTGTTTTTTTAATATTTTGAATATATATTTTCCTAATTTCTTGTAGTCAGAATCCTTCTTAGATTTATTGGCACGTTTCGCTTTACTAATTAATGATTTAGTTTCTTTAATTGATATAATCCGCTCACCACCAACTAGATCCATTTGAGGCTTGCCATCTGATCCTAATATATACATCTTTTCTACCTCTTCATCAGAAATATCATCATCCTCAAAGTCTAATTCATCTCCTATTTGAATTCCAGAATTAGCATTAACTTCAAGAACATATACTAATTTTTCATCAGGATCTGTAATACACTCTATAACTTCATCTGATTTAGGTTCCCCATATTCTACTGCAACTACTTCATCATCATCATTTATAAAGATAATATCAATAGGAAAATCCATATCTTTAGTATTAAATACTAGAGAACCTTGTGGATTACTAGAGTAATTAAACAACATACCCTCTGAATCCTCCATAGACTCTACATTAGAAAGTCCTTGGGTTTTTTCTTCTTCAGTTTCTGCAACTAAGACCTTATATTTCTTATCTGCTATTTCAATTATTGTTTCTTTCATAAATTAGGTTTAAATAAATAATTATCCCCAATAGAATAGGCTGCTCCATCTTGAACTAAGGATTTTCAAACACGTTTAGCAGCTTCACTGATTCCTTGTTCTCCAGCATTCTGTAAATATGAGCGAATTTGTAAATTTGGATACTTTTGTTGCATATTTAAATATGTAGCTTTTCCAAATCCTTTTCCTCTCAAATTACGACTCAACTCAGGATGAATATGTGCCTGATTATTTCCTATAGTTTCTAAAGCAACTTTACCAATATTATTATTTTTCCCAGCAAATATATCAAAATAAGTGATATTATTATGTTGACTATTTTTTACAAAATGAAGTTTTGGATAAAATATTGGCTTATTAGTATTTATAGTAGCATTGATTGGAATATCACTTTTTAAAGGCTTTTGTTTAACTATAAATGGATATCCAGCTATGGCCCCTAATGCTATATTTAGGCCAAGTGTAGTTTTAGGGTGTGTTTCTTGGTAATTTTTAGTAAATAGGCCAGGACTATCTGGATCAAACATACTATATCCATTTCAAGCACTTCCTATTATTTTAGGTAAGTAATTTGCAATTATTCCAGGTAATCCTCCAGTTGAAGCTGCCATAAATTCGTTTAATCCTTCATACCCTCTTCTCTGCCTAGCAGCATCCTCTCCTATCTTTCCTAACAACTCTCTGGCTTCTTCATTTCCACTATTTGCAGAAGATGTTAATGTAGAAATATATTCTCTATATTTGTTAGGATTAGTTTCTTTTAGATCATTAATTCTTGCTTCTAAAGGTATAGTTGGTTTTGTAGGAGTATACAGCTCTGGATTTCTATTAATATTATCCAGAGCTGTAACAACTTGTGATCTTATATCCAATGGCATATTACTTTATACTTTTAATTAAACCACTCCTATCATCTGTATTCTTTAACAACTCAAAACAAACTAGTTTACCTGCTTCTATAACTATATCATCTGAAGGATCCTCCTGATATTGACTATACAAAGATTCTAGTTGATCGGTAAATTCTTTTCTAAGAGTTCATTCATTCTTTTCAATCTCCGCAGTTTGAGTAACTCCTCCTTCTGAATGAGTTATTACTGGAATACCTTTTTTTGTAATTTGCCCTTCTAATTCTGGATTTACTTCCTCTAAATTGTGTTTTCTAGCATGTAAAGCTCCCTCTGGAATTAGGTTCATTTTACCTCCAAGTTGAAATTTCTGAGTATCTTGATTTTCTGTAGATTTGGTTGATCAGGAACTAATGATTTCTCTAGCACGATCTAATTCAGGAAATTTCATACCTCTCTTAGACAATAATAGTTTAGGCTCATATCCTGCATATCTATTTTGATTTTGAGATAAATAAGTATCCGCTGCAGAGTTTGATTTTCTTAGTTTAGCCTCATCCATAATACCCAATATTGTATTTTGAGTTTTTCTAGCTTCTTGTATTGCTTTATTTCCTTTTTTGGCAAATCCAAAATCAAACAATCCAGCCTTTTTCCCTGAGTACTTACTAATAGATTCCGAAACATCTGATTGTGAACCTCCATAACCTGACCCAAATTGGTCAGTCATGTCAGCTAATGAATCTACTCTCTTACCTCCAATGCCATTTAATAAATTTAAAGCGGCGCCAACAGCCATACCAACTGGACCAAAATTACTTGCCACTTTAGAAACTGTGCCAACAACTGCAGATCCAGTACCATGAACTCTATCTTTAGTGCCTCCTATTAGGTTTCCAATCATTCCTCCAGCAGCATTTGCCATACTTCCTATACCACTACTAGGAATTAATGAATTAACGGTGTTAGTTATACTATGAGCTGTCTCAGCCCCCTTACCAGTTTTTTCATCTCCTATTAATGATGCATTAATCCCACTAATTGCAGATCCTATTGCATTAAATGTTTCTCCATGTTCTGCATCAAGCATAGATAATTTCTGCCCAAAAGACGGTTTGTTAGCTGATTTTGAGAGTTTATTATTAACTTCTGTTTGTATCTTTTTATTTAAAGCTTTATCCTCTTTTACTGGTGCAACTTTATTTAGAGATTTAGTTGCAGATATTAATTTAGATTCACTGATAACAGGACCTAAATCTGATTTTTTAACTATACTTTGAGTCCCTATAGCATTTGGTATAGTTATTTTACCAGTTCCCTTTCCGTTGCCACCAAAAGCAGCATTAGAAAGGGAAACCCAGTTATTCAAATTATATTTAAGCATAACTTAATCTTAATAATGTTTGGATTGCATTTATAACTACTAGTTTATCGCCAGTATACTTAATTCTAATTTTTAATCACTTGTCTCTAATTCTAGTAGACTTTAAGTCAGATTTTACTCCGTCTTTACGTTTAATTTTATAGTGAATTGGAGTAATAGTATTATATCACCTATCTTCCTTATATTCAATATTTCCTAAACGCCTTCCTACTCTCTTAATATTAAGAACAGGTTGATCTACCTTGATAAAATATTGATTTAACACAGGATCTCTATCAATAGATATATTATCACTAAATTCTTGGCTATATTCAGTCCCACTAAATTCTTTAGAATGTTTATCATTGTTATATTTATCTTCATCAAAAGATCCATCAGGATTTCAATAAGATTCCTTATCTACATGTTCTGATTGATAAATCCCAGCTTTATTAAAATCATAAACATCACCAACTAATTCAAATTCTAAACTATTTGGCTCTACATTATTAGATATTAAGACTAAATTATCAAATACCTTATGAATTCCTGCTGGATTATTTACTACAAACTCAAACTCAAATGGTTCTTGTTTGTCATATCATTTAGTTGGATGTATCTCATTATTTGGATTTTGATCGAAATAATTTATTTCATCAAATACACCCGCTCTACCATGCATATAGAATCCATTCTTAAGTAGTAGATCATATTCTTTAACTTTATCCTCCATCTTAGACTGAACTAAATAGTTATAGTCTCTAATTAATACTATAGATTCCTTAAATGAATTACTAGAAGATGATACTTTATTTTCATTAGTTTGACTTGAAATATTCTCAGAATTATCTATATATGTAGAAACTATTTTTGGAGTTACTTCAAAATCAATTTTTAAATATAATAATTTTGAAACTTCTTCAAAATCATTTATAGTTAATTCCAAGTTCCTTCCATTTTGGATTATACCAATTTTTTTCTGAAGTCTTTCTGGATCTATATCTCCAACTAAGTATTGAGAATATTCTATTTCAGATTCTGAACCATCTGGTTTGTAAGATCCATTAATAATTTTACATTTAATATCATATTCTGTTTTTGGAGAATCTGTGAACTCAACTATATGCTCAACTCCATTTGTATCTAAAATAGATGATGTAATAGATGTTATTCTTATTCCAAATTTCTCAAAGAAATCATAGCCTTTAATAACTATAGTTCTCTTGATATTATCATATTCTCATAGATTACCACAGGTTCTTCCAGAAATAAAGTTTTTATCAATATATTCAATCCTTCTATCAATTTCTTCTATTCTAGTAGAATTCTCTGGTAAATTTCCCTTCTCTAAACTCTCTTTTTCATTATTTAATTTATCAACCTCGTTTTCTTCGAATCTTTCCTCAATATGAGCTCCTGAATTTGTGTTAATATTATCATATATAATTCCATATAATGAAGCTCTCTGACGATCCAAAGTTAAGAAAATGTTATTAACATTGGCTGAAGATAAAGGAGTTCAACTATATTTAGTGATTCACTTCTCTAGACGTTCGTTATAGCATAAATCTCATACCTTATTTCCATTATAGAATGTAAACATTACATCACCTTTATAGTTATTGTAGTGAGTCTTTACATTCTTTAATGCTACTATAGGATACTTATCCTCTTCATTTAATATTATATTATCATTCAAGAATCTCTGAACTACCATATCAGATATTAGCCTAAATCCTTCTGCATTGTATTTCCAGATTTTTTTAGCGTAAGTATCAACCCCATAAATTGCATTTGGTGTTCTAATAATTGATTCTTGTCAAATACTTCCATAATCTTGAGAAATAGGAGTAACTTGATTTTGTAAAACTCCTGCACCATACATGTGTATAGATTGACCTGTAGTAGTAGCTATAAGTGCTTTTTCATTAATAGGAATTAAGGCGCATCCATGTTCAAAGACACAGAATAAGTTAGTTCCATAAGATATTAGTTTTACAATAGCCCCATATTGTCTTTCTATATCTTTATAATCTAACCCTTGAAATATTCTATATGCATTTCTAAAGTCATCCTCTACTTGTACATTACTAAACATAATTCTAGTATCAAATACATCCTTTACATAAGGTACATCAGGGGATGTAAAGTATTTTTTAGAAGGTACTGTTGTAGAATATCCTGCGTTTAATAGAGTACTTTCGGGTATTTTACTTGACGGAGCTGTATTTATACCATGTAAAGGATAGAAGCCTCTTGGATTTCCCATTAATGCCATTTCATCAACATAAGATGTATCCTCAGATCGTAGCCCTAAATTATAATTTGAAAGACATTTATAAGTAACTCACATTCCAAGAGGTACAGTATTCACATCTGCTCTGTTAATCTCTTTTCAATCAGAGGTAGTAGTTTGATTATATCCTTTATACCCATTTTTCCAAGTTTCTGGATCAACTATTATATCATTAGTTGGAGTTTCAGAATCTATAAAATTCCTTATAATTCTAACTGTTACTGTATTTGTAAAACAATCCCCTCTAAATACAGTTGGAGTGAATTTTACTTCTTCTAAATAGTATTCCTCCGTAGATGTATTAACATATTTATTTTTATCAATAGTTAGTACATTCTCTTCAATCAACTCAACTTTATCTTGTGTCCTCTTATATAAATCGTAACGAGACTGTAACTTACTATCATTCAATTCGTATCTGGGACTAATTGCCATAAATGGAGAGAGATCATTACCTCTGATCTTAAAATACTCACTCATAAATGTAGAAGAATAATTTCCAGATTTTATATTATAGATACAACTTGGATCTAAAACTTTATTAGTTCCAATAAAAGGACAATAGATTCCTCTTACTATTTTATTATTATTTTGTTCATAATTTTTTGAACCTAAAAACCTAACATCTTTACAGTCCTCTGATGATCCTACTCTGGTTGAAAATCCATAGCTATCATAATATTTTAATGGTATATCAGTATCTATATATACACATTTGGCCTTAGTTGCATACTTTTTATCTGCGGATTCTTTAATAGTATTTATATAGTAATGACGTTTATTAGATAATGACGTTGATAACTTATCTTCACTATTCATGGTTTCATATGCTTTTTCTACAATAAACTCAGAATTATCAAACATAGATTGTAATTGATAGTTTACTATAGTGTCAACACTTAATAATCCACTACTTTGTATATTAGCTGTACTAATTAATCTACTACTATAATCAGTACTTAAACCTAAGCTAGAATCTATAAAGGATTCTGTAGTATACCCCTCTTCATCCTGTACTCCGTATATTAATGGTATATAAGATGTTCTGTCTACTCCTATTGAGAATCCTTGACATAAAATGTTTGGAATTCTTTTCTGACGTACAAAGAAGAATCCTTTTATATTAAGTTTTTTATTGTTCCTTAATTCATTAATTAATCCTGAATCGAATGTAAATTCAAATCCTAAAGGATGTACTCCTTTTGTTCCGTCTTTACTATAGATACTCTTATCTGGGAGTTTAAATACTCCTTTAGTATTAGATAAGTTTGTACCATCCGTATTAGGAATAAAAAATTCATCTTGTGAAATATGTTCATCCTTATTATATACACCTATATAATTTACTGTGTCCAAATCACTAAATTCACATCCTCTCAAGTTATAAACTGGACTTAATGAGTCATCATTAAAAATATACACTATTCCAAGTCTATATAATTCCGATGGTCAATATCCTAAATAATAATATATATTTAAAGGATGATAATACTCTGTTTTTGTAATTTCATCTTCAGAAATCTTAGTATAAGACCCAGGATTAATATAACCTATACTATCTTCTCTTTGAACTAATTTTACTCTTATATAATATGATAAATTCTGAAGAGTTGCATTATCCAATATAGTTTGCTGTATATTTCCTAGAAATAACATGTTTTGAACCTGAGCTTGTGTTTTAACCCCAGTACATATGTTATATTTAATGTTTAATTCTTCTTCATTTATAGATGTAATCTCCTCTAACCCATTAATAGTTATAGTCTGACTTGTGCCTTTAATTTCACATGGCTTAGTAATAAAGTATGTCTCATCTTTAATTACTCCATTTAAATCAGAATATTCTCTTTTGCAGTAAATGAATATCTTATTAAAAGAAACATCAATGTTAGTTAACATCAAAGTTATAGACTTATCTGTTCTCTCATCCTCTAATGTTCCTGATATAGTGTTAATTTCACGTAATGATCCTTTAAATATTGAAATCATACCAGATTCAGCTACAATATCTGTCTTATTGTAATCATTATCTGCTAATTTAATATAAAAAGTATAATTACCTCCTTTTAATTGTCCAGAATAAGATACATTTACAAGATCTATTTTTGGAATCTTATTTATATTTCTAAATAATCTAGTTTGAGTGTCTATCTTACCTTCTCTATAGATATTTGTCTGCTCTGTTTGATTTCTAACTATTCTCCTATAGCGATTATCCTCTATTGTTGTATAAGTAGTATTTACTATTCTAGGAGGGTTTTTATCATCATTAATTATTAGATTAACAGTTCCATCATATGATGGTTGGCATTCAATACTTACTGGATTATTTAGATCTAATGAAATTTCATCAGTAACAAAATCTTGAAGACTACCATCTTCTGTTAGTTTGTTATGAAGTGGGTTATATTCATGAGTAATATCTCCCTCACTATAAAATTTTTTTGCCGTAAGATTTAATTTCATTATGTTATGTCTGTTGTTATACTCTTGTAAGTCTCTTTAAATTCCTGAGTAACTTGCATTAAAGAATCAATATTACTGTCCATTGTTTCAGGCGGTTCTAAAATAGTTATTCTATCCGATTCATTTATTATAGATATAGTTGGAAGTATAGAGTAACCAATAGTTCCATCTCTCATTGCAGGAGCAACATCACCACTTATATCACCTGTAGTAAAATCTTTATTGCAAATTATATCATTATAAATATTATTATTGTTACTAGACGCATTATGTACTTTTAACATTGCAGTTAATGCGTGAGCAAAATTATACAATGGATTATCTCGTGTGGTTGGTAAATCACATAATAATGAACTTGGGTCGACATTACTATATTCTAATATTTTATTTCTTGACTCGTCAATAAAATTAAATAAACTTTGATAATTAAAGTTTATATTGTTTATACTATCTAAAGTATATCATTCTATATTTTCAACTTTTACACTATTAGATTTAACAATTTTTTGGTCTGTTATTCTTCCTAAATTTTTTAAGTTTACATTAGAGTACTTTCCTGATTCTTCAAAATCAATATCAATTTTAGCATCTAATAAAGAGACTCTATTATATTGAATATCAACAACTCTATCTTCTCTATTAAATTCTAGAAAAACATCATTTATAGAAGTAGATAAATTAGATATAGATTCTGTTAACAAATATACATTTTTAGTCTTTAGATTCTTTAGAGAATATATATGTAGACTAACTGCTAATAATATTGATGCAATATAATTATTATTAAATCATGTTTTTCCAATGGTGTTTAAAGTAGTATATGTTGAACTGGAGTTATCTATGTCTCCGCCGTTTATATACTTCCCCTTTCCGACACTAACACTATCTGGAGTTACTAGCTGTAATAAAGCTACTCCAAAACTTTTTATATTCTCTGAGTAATAGAGAACTCCTATTCCACAGCTGATTCAATTTGTATCTTCTACTACAGTACAATCTGGAAATCTTCAGCCAAAACCCACAACAGCAGGACCATCATAATTTCCATGAAGCCTAAATAGTATAGGAACAAATAAAGGTAAATGTGCTCCTTGAAGTCTTTTAGTCATAATAGGAAGTAATGTACGCCAATCTTCTTTTCCTGGTCCAATACTACTTGACTCTCATACCCATTCCACACGGTTACTAGTTGCATCATTTTTTGTAAATCTAAAAGTTGGAGTTACTTTATTTTCTTTGTTGGCATCATATTCAAATAATGATGCTGATCCTTCAGATCATGCTCCATCATATAAACCACCTTTAGTTGAAAAGTTAATAATGGCCAAGGAGCATCTAAGAGTCTCATTATACTTAGAAAAAGCTATACCTAACTTTGCTGTATTTTCACTATATTTCCCAATAGTAGAATATTCTTTAAGCTTTTTTCACCCATCTAAATTACTTTCTTTATTTGTAGGTTCTTTGGGTATCCACCTTACGGCATTGTCTTCATTACCTATGTTATTAAAAGAATAGAAATATCAGGGTATACTTTCAAGTAAATACTGACGATTAGCAGTTACGACAGGAATTTTACCTTCTCAGTCTATTAGAACTCCATCAGCTACTAAATTCTTTATACTAATATTGTCTTCAGATCATGAATTATCAAAAACTATTAGCTCTGAGTTATTATCTCCTTGGGTAGTATTGTATACAAGTTTATTATTTGTTATCTTAGTATTATAAGATATATCAGACCATATACTATCTCCAGTATCTAGATCACATTCTATAGTTCCTTTATTTAGTTTACCTTTAATTGTTTTTCTTTTTAAATAACCACTATATTTTTTAGCTGGATTATTTTCCGTTGTTTGTATATCATTAATATTTTTATTTTTAAATAATGTATCTTCATCAAGCTGTAAACAAAAATCATCAAATATACTTTTTATTGAATTTTCAAAGAAATATCCGTTGTCTTCTTCATACTCTTCCGTAGTGGAGGAGAATGTTGAACTTCTAACTTGTAAATGCTCTATTAATCCTTCAATTCACTCATCTCCTGAAATAAGTTGGTATTGATTATACCTATTATAAAAACTATTCATTAATTCAGAAGTAATGAGAATCTGTTCTCTTATAAGTATATCTGAGGATTCTATTGATAATATATAAATATTTTCCTTTTTAAAGTTATCATCAAATTCCAGAGATATAAGATTTTGTCCTCATAAATTTAAATCTTTATTGTAATCTAATACACAAGTTCCTTTTTTGAATCCGTTCTTAGTATCATTTGCCTCTACTGAGTATATTTTTAATTTAATACTATCAAGTGAAGATAAATTATTAACAGGAGTAAAAATACTCATATTAATATTTACTTGAGAATCATTAATTAAATACTTATAAGTATCAAATATTTGTATATCAGTTGATTCTAGCAGATCATCAATATCAATAACATACTCAACTGTATACTGGTCAAAAATATAACCAAGATTTTCACTATTTTTTGTATCTTGTATATATGGAATAGCTTTGATTACAATTTGTTTTAATTTAGAATATTCAACTTCTTTATTAGATGAATTTACTTCTTGATAATTCTCATTACATTCTTCTAATAATGGAATACACTCCCCAGATTTTCCATCTAACCCTATAATAGTTAAATTATCATACTCAGTTTTTTTTAGATTATGAACATCTATAAGGTTTCAATAATTATCATTAATAGTTGAGTCTTCATATATAAGCTTATATCCAACTATATTACTATAAACAGTACTAATTCTATCTGCTACATCTTTATTATATATTTGAGTCTGTGTTTGAATAGAGAAAGATACACAACCACTAGATTTTTTCTTCTTTTGATCATTTATGATTAAACGAGGATAGTCTAGATCTGTTATATATAAATCAAAATAGTCTATGTTATATAACTCAGGTTTTGCACATATTCATCCTGGACAAGACCATGTTACATTTGACATACTTGAAGAATCTGTATAAGGAATATTCTTTTCTTCAACACTATTAGTTATATCATATAGTTTTTTATCCTCATTTAACGAATAGTACTTTCTAAATTGAAATTTTCAAGTACTACTCTCGTCTCCATTTTTTTCTAATCAGTATTTATCTCCAGGATTAAGATACAAATCTTGCATCTTTTCGGGATTCATTAATATAACAAGAGTTTGTAACTCCGATAACTTTGTATATTTTGGTATACTATCTGGTATTTCATCATTAAATAGGGCATTAAGATCACTAACATCTAAAGGTTTCATTTCAATCCCTAAGTAATCTTGCTCGTTTTTTTTGTCATCACTATTATCAAACAATGTTTGAGGGGAAGGATATGAACCAATCTGACATAATTTATCAATAGGATTATAGGAAACAATATAAATAATCCCCCCATATTCCTTAACCCCTACTGGTATATAATCTGAAGGTAATTTAGCTTTTTCAAGCTTATAATTACCCATATCGTTTTGTAATATAAATTCATTTCCATTATAAGTAATAACTGTGCCATTGATACAGTCAGTCAAAATATTATTGGGGGTAGTTAATGGATGTAAATCTGTATTAAGTCCTTCTGTGAAAACATTAATTTGTGCTTGTTTTGTATCCATAATTGTTTATATTGTAACAATCTTACCTTTAACATCTCTATCTGCAAAATGTTTAAAGTTTCTTGTTGTTATTGTTTCTTCTGTAAATAACCATCCTACATCAATAGGATAATATAGTATAAAAAAGTGTTTCTTTGATTTATCTAGGAAACATTCTTCTTTTATTTTATACAATTTCAGATTAGTAAATTTGATTTTATTACGCCTTTTTGAGGTTATCTGAGATTGATAAAACTCCCATTCTGCTTCACTAAGACCAAAATAGTATATACCATTATATTCTTCCTGAATATACTTATACTTTAATCGTAGTTTTATTCTAGTTTTAATATTATTATATAGTGCTCGTTTATGATTATCTATAAACATCTTACCACAATAAGCAGTGTAATCTTTATTATGTATTTGAAGGTCAGCTCCTTTTTTATTTAATGTGTAAAAAGTATGAAATCCATGTTCTAAAACTCTTTTAAGCTCATATCTAGAAATATGTGGATATTTATTTTCTAATATATCTAAGTAATCATCAAGTTCTTTAATCATACTAATAATATTGTTTAGCCTCGTTTGTGTGTTTCTCAATTAGTTTTTTGAGTTCCTTGTTTACATATATAGGTTTTTCTTTAGTATCAACTGTTCTAGTACTATACTTATACACTAATTCATTACCTGTAAACTGAGAAAGTACATAGTCTATATTTTTAAACTTTCCATATTTATAGAGTTTCTTAAACTCTTCATCAGAAAATTGCTTCATATAAATTTCAGCATAATTACCATACTTAAGAGGCAATACAAAGGTAACATTATTCTCAATAATATCCAATAATATCTCATAAAAACAATCTTTAAAAATCTTTGCAGCAAGTTGCTTTGGATTTTTATATCTATTTTTTACTCATCTGCCCTTTAATAATTTTTTATTTAATCCTGTATAAATTTCTTCTACAGAAAATGCATGCTTAAACATTCCATAATTCATACTTTTGTTTGCTTTATAATATAGGAGAGAATTTTTTCCCATACATTTTACGATCTCATCTAGTTTTTACATCTAATACATTATTTATATCATTTTGAGATAAATGTGCAGGAATTCTTGCAGAATTACATAAACGTAACCAATCATTCTTAACAGCCGCTGCTAATTGAAATAAATTTCCATCCTTCTGAATTAAACTTTTCTTATATATATCTATATAAGCACAATACGCAGCTAATGCTTGTACTTCTTTGTCTGTAAGATACGGTAGTCCATCCTTATCAACAATAATACCATGGTAGAGGATTGTAACATTTGCATAGTCTTGATCAAATACTAAATAATCCCCTTCTTGTCGATACTTAAGTAATACTCCACTATTATAAAAAACACTTTTATCTCGTTTTCAAGATTCAATATACTCCTCAACCCATTGATTGTAAACATTAGGGTATACACTGTAATCGTTAGTAGTTTGAGCATCCATACGTCTTCCAAATACAGCTTCAATAAATTCTACATTACATGGTAACTTAATTTTTCTATCTTGTGTATGAGTAGTATATTTATATAAACTAGTTTGCCTATTTCCAATTAATTCTCATCCATTTAAGCAAATATCCTCAAAATTTGTAGTATCTATTGATGTGCCATATAAAATATATGCTTGAGAATATACTGATTTAAAATTATTTCTGTTCATAGTTATCGAGGTTGTTGATCATTAGGTGTAACGGGACTTGCAAGTTGACGGAACCATCTTACATATTTCTCAGTCATTCTACGTATAATTTCATTACTTAAGATTCCACAATCTAGGTACGTATTAGGATCTTCAGAGCAGCAATCTCACTCTAATAACTTTCTAGGATCTTGAAATAAAGCTATAATAGAAATATATTTAACAAAAGGAACATTAAATATATATCCATCCATATTACCATTGGAATTAATTGCAGTGTCTACATACACATAGGGACTTTGAGCTCCTCTCCTACGATGCTTATGAAATCTATAAGACTCATCTGTATAAACATTATACTTTATATTTCTATCAATACTACCTATAAACCTAATTGTATCAACTCCTTTAATATAGATAATAGGTGGTATTTCAAAATGTAAAGCTTTTTCTCCAATTTGAAGCTCACAGCACTTAGACATATAATCACAATTAACTTCTACACAATTAATTGCAAGAAATAATTCATCTAATGTTAAAACTCCTTTTAATAAATACTCTCTCATAACTTGATTGCGCTCTGCAACAACTTCATCTTCTAATTGTTCTATAGAAATCTTAGGATTTGAAGTTATGCCTGTTAATCCTCCAACAACAGAGTTATAAACTGCACTAGATATTTGTTGTAGTGTCATAATATACATATATAAAATTAAGCGGGACGGGATTAACTCCCACCCCGCTATCTGTATTGATATTATATTTTTACAGTAAAAGTTTTATATGACTTATATATATATCCTTCATTAGATCTATATAAAGTTTCTACTGTATACTTATCTCCTATTTGAGGTGTATAACCAGGTTTTGCTTCAACTCCTCCATATTTATCAATAATATAGTTTCTATTATCTGTAACCCTATACTCAAAAGTAGCATCTGCTTTAAGGCTAGGATCATCTATAGTAGCTGAAACAACGAACTTAGACATATTATTCTATATCTTCAAGTCCTTGAGCCTCACTTGGATCAGCTCCTTCGGCGGCGTGGGCTTTCTTAATTGCAGATCGGTTTTCCTTAACCTTAGATTTGAGATCTGCATCAGCATCACTATTTGCCTTAATTGCAGCTGCATTTGCTAAATCTTGTGATGAAGCATAAGCATCAGGAAGAATAGTAATTTCGTGCTGACCGTCATTTCTACCAATAGTTTCAAAGTCATCATCTACAAAACCAATCTCTTTGAACTTTTTCTTAAATTCTGTTACTAAGGAAGAAGCTACAAAGAAAGTATGTAATGTTGTCGAATGATTTGTCTGACCAGCAACTGATAAACCTCCAAAATGAATTCCACGAGGAACACAATAGGCAAAGCTAAACTGAGTATACTTAACACCTGGAACAGGCATTTCTGGAGCAGAAGGTGAAGTAAAACGAAGATTTGCATAAGTTGGAAGGCGTAGATTATGAAGAAGGTATTCATAGGTACCAAATTCAACATTGTTTGGAGTATATGTAACATAATCATTACCTTTCTTAAGAGCACCTGCGGACACATTAACAATTTCTACAGGCTCTTCTGAACTTCCAGCACAACGTTCATCACAATCATAACGACTAATAACAACCTTCCGTACTTTTTGATAAGAATCAGATCCATCAATAGTTACATTACCACCTGAATAAGATGTATTAACAAATTTATATTCTTCAGGAATAGCAGCTGTAATAGCATCGTAAATAACTTTAGCAGCTGCTTCATTATGTTCTGGAAGAACAACATCTACTAAAATCGGCTTACGAAAATACCAAAGAGCTGAGCCATAATCTCCACGGTAGTCATTATCAAGCCCAAGCTCAATTAAAATCTGTACATGTTGTCCTAGAATAGCAGAGAGAGCATGTAAAACTAACTTAAAGTTAGTTCCTGTAATAGGATCAGTTTCATAAATCTTGTGATCTACAATATACTTAGCAAAATACTCACCTCCATCATGGAAGCGTACTTTTTTATCAATTGCAGGTTTACCAAGACCTTTATCTGTACCTTCTACAACCTCAACATTATCAAGACTGTTAAGTACTACTTCTTTTTGAAAATTCCACATATTTTTCTAAATTTTAAATTAATAATTATTTACTTCCAGGTACAGCTATAGTCTGATTAATAGGAATATTTGTTTGTAATCTTGGATCACTTGCATTTTCTAAAAATAACCTAACATAAATGTTGATTATTTCGTAACACACATAATCAGGAAATTCCAAAATTGGTGTATCATCGATTATAGCTAATATCTGGTCTTGTGTCATTGAGTAATACTTTGGAGATTTTAAATAAGTAACATATAACTTATTTAATGTTCATTGAGAATCTCCACTATGTATCTCAATTTTTACAATAGACTGGTTTACAACTCTACTTTCATTAGGCTTTAATGCATAGAAACGATACTCATTTTCTCCAATAAATTCTGGATTGTATCCAAATTCTGCATCCATGTTTGGATTTGTTGGAGTTTGACTCTCAGTATTATGATTAATAATATAATAATAAGGTTTTTTATGAGAAGGTCTCATATAATAATTATTAATAATACCAGGGTACATATCTGCTGTTAATCTTTGACATGGGGAGGTAATAGTTTTTAAAATACCATTCCCACATCTAGATTTTGAATCACTACCAACAAACTCTGCCATACAATTAAGTAAGTGTACGTAATCTTTTGGTAATTCTAACTCTCAAATTGTATCATTAAATTCTTGCTTTGGAGTAACTTCTCCAACTGTTATAGTAGCAGTAGTTTGTAAAAACCCAATATCATCTGAACTTTGTTGATTATATTCAGCTCTATTGTATACACTATTTACATATTGTTGAATAGCTTTATTAAACAAGTATATAAAATCTTCTAATAAAATAGAAGGAGCTTTTAACTTGTTGCATTCTACTAAAGCGAATTCGTAAACGTTCCTAAGTGTCATTCTACTTGTTTAATAAAATTATATAATATTCTATTTTGTTTTTTCTTTTGCGGTCCTTTTTACTACCATATCAGGGAAAGTAAGATTCTTAATTGAATCATAAATATTCTGATTCTCTGGATTTTTTAAGTACATGATAATAGCTTCATCTGTTGCTCCTAACATAGTTTCACTAAACATCCAAATTCCACTCTGATTGGTAATAATATTTTTATCTTTTGCATCAATGATTAGAAGTTTCAGTGCTTGATCCGACCCAGTATATAGGTCAATGATTTCTTGAGGATTCTTTTGTGCACGGCTATATAAATAATCTTGTACATCAGTATCAGGTGCATTTCTCATAGCTTTACCTAAAAGTTTACACTTAGTAATGCGCCCCGCAGGAGAATCATTCTCAATGAATACAAATGCTTTTGTAACAAGCTGAATACGTGAGACTCTTCTCTTTGAAACTTCTCCCTCTCGTTCAACATAAAAATCTGCTCGACCGTATCTTTCCTGTGTACCATCAATAAGATAATTGCCATACTTATCTTTAGCTGTTCTTTCTGGTGCAATTACAGGATTTGTTTCAATACATTTCCAAAGGTTACGTTCATATGGGTCATCTAGGTTAAAAGTACGCCCACTATATATCTCAATAAGTTCATCCTCTGGAATGAAATAATCTCTTTCAGGATCATTAAGTTCATCAGGACTTAAAATCATTTCGCTATCTCCATGTTCATTATATCTAACTTTCTTTACAAAAGGAAAGTTCGTTCCGTTCTTTTGTTTCATAGGTTGAAGATAATACTTCTTCTCCCTCCCATATACATTCTTAAGAGTTATTTTATTCATTATTTTTTTTTGTCTTTGAAATAAATTTTTTATCTAAAAAGTTTTAGAAGTACTCCCTAAATTAGGGAGTACTCTAAAATTAATATATCTTTTATATTACTTGTAATATCAAATATTAAACTTCTTCAAGGATTGCAGAACGATAGGGATTCATCACACCTACTCCATGATAGCCCCAGTTAACAATCTTGGCTCCAGCAACTGGACTCGAAACTTCACCAGACTCAAGTCCGCTTTTTCCACCCCATGTGGACTTACACTTTCGTATAAGATTAGACTATATCACTAACTTAATCTATATATTTAAAAGTATATCCTTTACATTTATTAACCAATCCTTTTAAAACTCTACTTACATTTCCAAATTCCTTTCTACACTCTCTAACAGTATTATATGTTTTTACCAATTTACCATCTAAAGTAAACTGACCAACTTTTCTAGTTTTTATTGTAACTTTGTAAGGAGCCATTTTTTCTACTTTTTCTCAAGACCACTGGTAACCACCACACGGTTTACCAAGTCGTATACAATGAGATATACTATTATACTGTTTTCCAAGTAATCTTGCTACTTCTAAACAGCTCTTATAGTAATTTAAATACTCTCCATCCAAACTATACTGATATACACCAGTATTATGTTTTTTGTATCTGATTGGTATAAATTTTTCTAATAATGTATCACTAATATAATATCCTTTGATCTTTGTTTTCGTTATAATGGCTCTTTGTACTGGACCGAGACTAACTTTTAATTCCTTTAAAGTCTCAGATATTGAATTAAATTTCTTGTACAAAATTCCATTTGTGTGATATAAATATATTTCCTTTTTTTGATCTACTATGTAATACATATTTGGATCTAAAGATTCTATATATATATCACTCCATAAATACCCTCCACTAGTAGTTTTATAATTTATGGCAGATCTTATACCTGCAGCACCATTAACCAATTTGCTCGCCTCAAAAATAGAATTATATTTTCTTATAAAAGTGCCATTTAAATCATATTGATATACAGGTATTGCATTTTTTGGAGGATCTCCCCCACCAATTACTATATTATAAGTATCTTTTCTCGCTATAAATTTATCATCTACTATTAATTTCTCTAATTTGAGAGCATCCTCTCTATTATCAAATACCTTTATAGTAGATCTTATAAAATTATCAAATCCATATTTTTTCACAGCATAGTGAAACGGACATGAGGGATGTCTATTAGAAGATGGATAATTAATATTAATTCCATTACCAATGTATCCATCAAAGATCTCTGGAGTTTCAGTATCATGAACTCCAACATATATCTTTTTATTAATTATATTAGTTGTTAAATATACTATTGTTTTTAAGTTATTTCCCATTTCGATTAATTTTTTAATCTAAGTCTTCCAGACTAGTCGTTGAACTTTCGTTAGAGCTTCGTAATTACGCTTGCATATTCTAACGCTTAGCTGCTGATTGCCATTTAACAGGTTTCCAGCAATTAAGGAAATTTTATTTTTCATAATATCACTATTATGCGGCGCAGGCAGAATAATTTCTTTTTACGCCTCTAATAACATTGTGGATAATATCTCCGCCACGGAAAGTAAACATCATAATACCAGGAGTACCATTTGAATCTGTAGTCAGGTCAAGGAATATACCATAAGCCTTCTTAGGGAACTCTAGGTCTAATGACCGATCAAGACGGAAAATCATCTTATTCTTAACTTTAATTATTTCTAATTAAACCAGACTATATCATTATCTTTGTTAAATATATTTAAATTTAAATCCTTTATGACTGCGTATTATATTTTTTAACACTCTGTTAATCTGAGAACTACTTAAATTATTTTCCATAGCGCACTCATTTATTGAAGAATAATTCTTAGTAATTTTACCATCAAGACTTATCATTACTATTGGGGTACTATTGTTTTTAATACTATTTGTATAATAGCTATTTATATCAGAATCATCTTTGTTATAAACTCTTCATTGAAACCCACCAGCTAAACACTTTTTACTAATAGCCTGCTTGATCGTATTAATTTGTAGTTCTTGTTCAGCTTCTGTAATATTATTATAGTGTCTTATAAATTTACCACTAATAGTGTATTGAGCTACTTGAACTTTATTGCTATGATAAGTAAATTCTTTTTTATAGCTTCAAAAGAAGTTGTATGCTGAAGATGAGTATCCCAAACAATTATTTCTAATACTCTTTATAATAGTATAAAGATCAGAATTAGTTACTAAACTTAAAGCCGCTTCATTTATACTTTTATACGATTGTAAAAACTCCCCATCTAAAGAATATTTATATACTCTTTTTTGTTCAATATTACAACCACCTTCTCCCCCAACTTTTGAATTATATACATTCTTACTTCGTAATAATGTAGTATTTACAAGCTGAGCTTCTAAATCATACGCTTGTTTTTTACCCTCATCTGTGTCTGGAAATATCTGTATAATAGTTCTTCTAAAGTTATCATACCCATATTTTTTAACAGCTGTGTGTAATGGATATTTTTTTATAGCATTTGACTGCCTATAAATACCGCAACCAATATACCCATCAAAAATATCAGGATTTGTTCTGTGTACACCAAAGTATAATTTTCCATTACAAAGGTTAACAGTAACATATACAATATATTTTAATTCCATAAGATAATTATTATTTCGGTTAATATTAACCTATGCCTATTAAATAGGACTTACTAGTCGTTGAACGTTCTCCATGTATTATATTTACTAAGGAGCTTCGCTGCTGATTGTCCAATTTCTATAATTTTTAAACTTTCAAGTTTATATTTCCATATTACTTTGTAGTTTATAGAACTATAAGGAGTTTCCAGCAATTAAATAATTTTATTTATACAGCCTCTAAGCTGCAGCGGGCAATAAGATAGATTTACCCGCAAATTCATATGACTGATAAGTTGCACCAAGGTCAACATAATCCTTAGCACCTTGTGACCATACGAAACAACCAGTAGTTTTCCAGTCACGAATCCATGTAGCCATTGTTCTCTGGACAGATTGCCACATTTTAGTGTTACAAATAAATACCCAAGAATTGCCTGTGGGCTCATCTGACTTAGTAGCCATTTCATTCATAGCACCTTCAAAGATACGTGTAGTTAATTTATTAAATACATACTTCGTTGCAAAGCGTTCAATTTGAGGAATTATCATTTTTGTTATCGTAGATGAGTTTACCATCTACTTCATATACTTGATTTCGTATATGATCAGACTATATCTTCATCCATTTCTGGATGGCTCCCTTTCGTGGTTATTTTATCCTTTATAGGACTACTTTAACTAGTCGTTGCACGTTCTAAATATTACTATTTAGCTTCGCTCAGGATTGGCATCTCAGCTTTCCCTGAATTAAAGAGCTTATTTCCATGCTCATTACTAAGCATAGGGGCAAATTCTCTTACCCTCAGTAGTGACAATAGGACGACCAATTTCATCAGAAATAGTAGTCTTACCATTTACATCAAAGTTACCTTTGGAGAATAAAAGCTTGTTATTACGAGCAGCCATATAGCTATCAAGACAAACTTTTTCTGCACCAGAAAGCTTGTAAGTAAAATCTTTGTCCTTTGTTGCAATATTGATAAACTGATCTTCCAAAGCCATATATTTAGCTGAATAATCAATATCACAACGAGTTGTCCCAATCATCGTTCTATGCTTCTCGATGTTTGATTGATACTTAGTGACTTATATACTTTATATTACTATAAAGAGTAGACTATATCTTAATCTTATTCTATATACTTAAATCTATAACCATTACAGTGTTCACGTACTCCTTTTAATACAGCATAAGCATTTCTATATCCAGCTTTCCGCAATTCTGCAGTATTTTCAAATACTTCTATTAAATTCCAGTCATCATCATATTTTCCTACTTTCCTCATGTCTCTATTTCTCTGAGCATTTGAATAATTAGCACTATTTACTTCAGTTTTTCACTTCTTCATAAATGGTACTTTTTCATAAGAAAATTGATAATTATAAACTCTAGATCCATTTTTAATTGCTCTAGATATATGACTTTGATTACGAGCATTCGGAGCTATTTCATCTATACATTCTTTTAATGTATTAAACTCTTTAACAAAATCTCCGTTTGAATTGTACATATACACTTTCTTCTTTAGAATTTCTGGACATCCACCAGATCCTCCTAATTTTATATTATAGGTGTTTTGGTCTCTTACAAAAGATTCATTTACAATAGTCGCTTCTAATTTATAAGCTTCCTCTTTTGTGTCAAAAACTGCTAATGTTATTCTCCTAAAGGCATTTATTCCATATTTACACACAGCCCGTTTTAGAGGAGTTGTAGCTTTTTTGTAACTAGCTGGCCTATTAGTGTATATTCCATTTCCAATATAAAAATCCCAAACTTCTGGATTTTTAGTCATATGAACACCTATATAATATTTTTTACTGGTTATACAGTAAGTTAAATATACTAAATATTTCATTTTTTGATAAGATTTTCTCCATTTCGAACATCTCTGCCCTACTCCCTTTCGGGATAGTCGTTGAACCTTACTTAGAGCTTCGCTATGCGATTGCTTTATCTAAGTCTTGGCTGCTGATTGTCCTATAAACGTATCAACTTTATAGGAGTTTCCAGCAATTAAAAGAATTTTCAACTATAACTCGCATTATAGTGGGGCCCACTAATATCGACCCTGTTTCATGCAATTCAGGCATATGATTCGTAATAAAACGAGTGTCAGTACCTACAATACTATCTACATCAAGTACTTCCTTATAGTCATTATCAATAACACGGCATACATATTCTACAACCGCGTCAGAACGACGTACTGGAGACAGCATAACCATACATTGCTGGCGGGTCTCTTCAATTACAAACACGTCATACATCTCGTAGTAACGCTCTGGGAAATGGAAAATAACCTCAGAACCATTCGAACCATCTCCTTCAACTGCAAGGATAGGAATTCTTTTAACAAAATTAACATCAATTTCCCACTCAAGTAAGAATGAATTAAGAGACTGAAATTTACTAGGCTTGCCCTTTTCCATTGTATAAACATTCATCAGTGCTTCAGTAAGACTTGTTGCAGTATACTGTTTATACAAATTAGATACAATACCTAAACGCTCAGGTTTATCACCTAGCCACTTATGAAAGTCTTCATAAGTTCTGGTTGAACCCATCTGAGCATGGGAAGAACTAAAACTTGTAATTCTCATATTTATTTAATTTTTAAGTTTATAATAAATTTTCACCATATTCTGTCTCCGCAGATTTATGGTGATTAGTAAAATTATCTTTTGACTTATTTTTATCTAAAGAGACAACAGTAGTCTGCGGCTTATTATCTACAGATTTTCTTGTATTTTTAAGCTGAGATTTCCAATAATTAGTAATATCTGAAATAGCTTCCTTTCCATAAAGTGCAAACCATGCAAGTTCTACTAATGTCTTTGGGTCATTTAAATCTTTAAAGAATTGTGTTGCACCGTTCTCGTCTTGATTTAAAATATACTTATAAATCTCTTCCTTCTCAGACTCTTCTATTTGCAGACTATCTGACTTGTTATCTTTATAATCCATAGGAATAGAATTAAAGTCATTTAGTTGACTTTCAAGAGAAGTTTTAAAATTATTAAATTGTTCCTCTTGTTCTTTTATTCTTTCTTTAGCTGTTTCTTCTTCTTGTGCTTTATATTGTTTACGAATTATATCAACCTTTTTCTTAAATAGTTCCTCATTCTCTTTAGCAATCTCCAAATCAGTTTTGATGTCATCTTCACTCATATCGCTGAATTTTGATTTTAAATCAGCAATATATAGTTCATCATCTGAATATTCATCTACACTGTATTGTTTTTCAATTGGACCATTTTCTTTAATATAATCTTCTACTGCTTTTTGAGAATAATAAGTAATTACATCCTGTATTGTTGCATTATTTGAACGCAAATAATTAATTACCTCTATTTCATCTTTGCTAAGATTTGGAGAAGTAAGTTCTTTAAGAATATTTATTTTTTCCTCTGAGTCTAAACTATCAAAATCTACTTCTTCCGTAGTACCGTCATCATTCTCATAAGTTACTTTACCATCTTTAAGACCATACTCACTTAAAAAGGATGTCAAAAAGTCGCTATTGTTACTAGTTTCTATATTTTTATCTTGATCCGATTCTTTAGGCTCTACTGGATCTGAATCATTACTTGAGTGACTAAGAAGATTTTCTCCTCCGATAGTATCTGCGGTAACTGGACTATCATTTTCAGGACTTGAAACTGAATTATCCTCTCCTGTTAATAGCTCGTCAAAGCTATCCGCATTAAATTCAAAATGATTTGGCATATTTTCTTATTTTTTCTTATTAATTGATTATTAATCTGTTTTGATATTTGTGGCAAATATAATATATTAATTCTTAATTTCCAAACACTTTATTAAATATTTTCTTTTATAATACATTTTTCTGGTATTTGAAATTTACCTTCAGCATCAATTGTAGCTTGATATTCTCCGCTTCCTATAGTAGCTGTTCCATCTGCATGAATTTTGATATGCCCAATGTTTAGATTACCCTTAGTATCTATTGTATAGTTTCCTATAGATATAGTACCATCATTATTTAAAACAATTGGGCCGATAGTAGCAGTTTTATCTGATTTAAATTGATAAGTTTCAGCACTTAAAATAGCTTCATTGGAATTAATATTTATCCACGGAGAGTAACTTATCTTACCGTCCACATCTTCTTTTTTAACCTTTCCAATAGCAGCCTCACCATCTGTGGTAAATTTATATGTAGAACTTGATAATACTCCATTGATAGAATATTTATCGTTCTCATTACCAACAGTAATATATATCCATGGAGAGTAATTAACTTGCTCTTTTTCTGACCCGTCTTCTTCAGTAGTAGTTACCGTCTCTTCTGAGAGTCCTAATATTGAAGGAGTAAACATTTCACTGGATAATTGAATGTAAATATCTCCGTTAGATGTTTTTTTAACAATAGAAGTTCTAGTACTATTACTACTAAATGTATTAGTAACTAAAGAACTTGTCATCAACTCTCCTCTTGATAAATCAAAATACGTCGTTCCAGATTTATTTACTATTTTATCTACTACTAATGTTGGAAAAGACCAATTACCTTCAATCCTCTCATTAGAAGCCTTTTTAGTATAATCATGGGATGAATATCCAGATAAATATTCTGCATTTAGATTTTCTACTAAAGCATTAGAGTTAATAACTAATGGAGATTGAGAAGCATCTTCTAATTGTATATTAATAGGAGATTTAAAATCACTAACAGCTGAAGATAGAAGTTTAGTATAAGAATTATTAGAAGCTTGATAAAAACTACCAGAAGAGCTGTCTACAACAAGAGTTCCATCACCAGGATATTCTCCACTATATGTTTCAAGATTGTCAACTATTAATACTCCCTTTATATTGGAATTATTAGAGGTGTTAGACTTTTCTGAAGAATTAGGATTGTCTGTATCTCTAAAGTTTATCGGATAAAATCTATCTTTTACTTGAACATAAACTCTACCAGATGTCTGTAGAATCAAGTCTTTACCTTTATCTCCAACTTTAGAATTATTAGATAATGTTCCCATTAGTCTTTTAATATTTTCTCAACAAAATCTAGGATATTATCTGTAATTAACCCAGACTTATCTAGTTTATCAATAAGTGACTTTAACAAGTTAATCTCACTGTCTGTAAATTCTACTTCAATTGAAGGAGCTTCCGAAGATCATGTAATCCTACCATCTTCATTTTTGATATTAAGATCTTCAAGTTCTTCACTAGAAAAGTCAATTTTTTTACGAATATTTCTTTTTGAAATCATCTCAATTACAGAACCTTGTTCTGGTAGATTCATAAGTAGCATTAATCTAGTTGCTACATTTAAATTAAATTTACATGTGTCTTTACTCATATTAATTCTTATTTAAGTTAGATAATGATACAAAATTATATAATATTTAATAAATAACCAAATTTTTATATAAATATTACGTATAAATAAAAAAATGCCACATTTCTGTGGCATTATCTAACTTTTTATTTTTTATTATCTATCTCTCTAAATTCTATGACTAGCTTTTTTCGACAGTTATCACATAAGAATCGTTTAGCTACTTTAAACATAGCTTGCCCTATCTCGCCAGTTAAATATTGAAATTCTTCTCCTTGTGGGTGTATTCTTAGAGCAGAACATATGTGCATAGCTAAATGTCCTTTTTCATGATCAAAAGTATTTTGAAATTCTTCAGCAGATGTTGTTAATCCGATAACAACCACAGAACACCTATGTTTAAAATTTGAGTAAGTAATTCCTGTATTATATTGCCCACTTCTTAACAAATCTTCTGCTTTTACAAGCTCTGATCAACTACACCCGATTGATTCTAACTCTTCTAAAATTTCATCTGCATAATAAGTATCTACTGCATAATATACAGTTACATGCCAGTCTCAATCTTCTAAATAAATATTCTGTACTATCATACTAAATCATATCTTCTCACATTATTGGAGTGCCCTTTCCAATGCAATCTGCGTAAAATCGAGTCATTGGTAATCCATCATATCCATCAGGATCATCAATATAATCTTTTACATAAAGTAATAAACAACGTTCGTCTATAATTGATGATCCTAAATAGTCAGATTTACCCATGTGATATACAAACATTACATCATATCCAACACAGTTATCAACTGTTATTCCATAGTTTTTAAACTGTTGTTTAATTTCTTCTTTTGGAGTAATTGAAATATGTTCTTTCTTTCCATCAGAATTAAGTTTTCACATGTTAGATATAGCTCACTCACAAAGTTTCTTATTAAAATGTCATCCATTTTGTGATAAATACTCTTCCATACCCGATGGCATTTTGTCTCTTATATCTAGTCTATTTCTATTCATAACTACCGACCTCCACGATAACTAGAACGATACGAAGATCTATAACCTGATCGTTCTCCCATCATTTCTTCCATAGCTTTGTCATATCCGTCCTCGTAGCCACATTCGTATGCCTCTTTTTCAATCTTCTCAATCTTCTCTGATCTATCACGCATACCCATTCGATAATCCATTTCTCTATCGCGGCCTTCTCTAATTTCTCAAACTCTCATATGTTATTCCTTATTTAGTTGTGATATTAGTTTCTTGTTCATAGACATTAACTCAGTAATACTTTTTGCCATTTCCCCCATCTGCGTTTTAAGCGAATTAATTTCCAATTGTTGCTGTTGCTTCTCTGCAAATTCAGGATTTAATTCTGACAAAATTTTATCACAGTTTGAGATCATTTCCTTATGAAAATCTATACTATTAATAATTGCAATACTTTTCTGCTTCAAAGAAGAAATTTCTGAATTCATAGCTTCTCTATTATCTGACAGAACAATATTACTATTATTAAAATCTGCAATATCTAAATTTGCTGGAATCTTTTGATATGTAATATCTTGATTATTAACTTTAACTACAATATCTACTACCATTTCCTGAGGCTGCCCAAACATCGGTTGTACAGGGTACTTTGGCATTGGGGTTGATACACTAACGACAGAGCCTGTTTCTAATACAGCTCTATCCTTGTGTAATATAAATACTTGGTTATTTGGTCTAAGTGATTGAAACATAATTAAGCAATTCCTGTTAATAAAACTAATTTATCTGACTCACGATCGTACATTGCTAAATAAATACCTGGTCCAGGCCAAGTAGCAGTAGTAACTGCAGTCGTTGTATTTGACTCATACACAGTTTGAGTTGAATTAGCTACTCCAGCTGTTACAAACTGAATATCTACCGCTGTTGTTGGAGCTGTAAATGTACTTGTTATTTTAACAAGTATGAGCCCAGAAAAATTTCCTCGTACAAACGGATGTCTATTAAATGAAAAAGTCGCTGCAGCAGTTGTAAGAGTAACTCCTGTATCTTCAATACAAGGAATACCTCCCTGATTTACAAATCGTAATATTGTATTAGCCATATTATTTTAATTTTTAGGCCCAAATACTACCATTATTCCAAAATCCACTGCCATAACCAAGTGCATTTAAACCAAATTGAGCTGCAACACAAGTTGGTACACCAACTACTGGAGAATATGGAACAGATACTGATTCGGGCAATTTACACTTAATACTATCTACTTCTCTTTGAAGTGCTACTAGAGCCGCATTCACAGGAGCAATAGTCTGAGTTTGGTAAGCTTGAATAGCACTTGTTTGATGTTCTTGACTTAGCTGATTAATTAAAGCAGATTTATCCTCACGAAGAGCATCAATTTTATTCTGCATCTCACGCATTTCTAGCTGACAGAACTTGTCATTAATTAATGTTGTCTGCTGATCTATTTTACTGCCAAGAATATTTGTTTGGTTCAAAGTAGCTAATTGGTTATCATAGCCCTGTTTTGTTATTGCTTCACGGACATCGCAGCAGCATGAAGCTAACTGAGAAGCAATCTGACAATTACCTGCCTGTATAGCATTAATAATCTGCTGGCCACTCATACCAACTTGATTACCTACAGACTGAATCTGACTCTGAACAGAATTAATTGCAGTTTGTACTGCATTAATATCACAATTAAGTGTGCTAGCTAGCTGACTAATTGCATTTCCATTTCCATTAATAGCTTGTAACAACATCTCTCTACCATAATCATTATTAAGCTGATTTCCTAAGCCACCAGCACCATTATTACCTCATCCATTACCTCCTCAACCCATAAGGAAGAATAGGAAAATTACCCAAATGAATCAGCCTCCCTCGCCAAATCCATCATTATTACGGCCTTGCATTGCTAATAGAACGTTTGGATCTACTCCTCTTTGTGAAAGCATAGGACCTAAAAGGCCTAAAATACCATTACCTGCACCTTCACCAAACACATAAGTTTTTTCCTCTGCCATATTAAAAAATACTTAAATTGTTAAACATTTAATTTTTTGTTTCGTTGATCAACAATACAAAGATATAATCACAATAACGTAAAACATAACGTTACTATACAAAATAAAAAATCCTCTTAAGTTTCTCAACTTAAGAGGATTACAACCAAAGAATAGTTAGCGTCATGTTACTAATTATTTTCTTTAAATTTATCTAAATCTTTCTTATAAAAGAATAACTCTTTAAATCCTTGTTATTTTCTTCCTTTTGGAATTTTGCCTGCACGAACATAATTATCAAAAGTAGCTCTGCTGATGTTTAAATATTTACAAGCTTGATATTTACTAAGCTTTTCATTCTTATTACTTATGAAAGACAAATAGTCAATAACTTCTTCACACTCCTTTGCACTTAAATTTGAATTGCCTGTGTCAATATCATTAATAATTTTCAACAATAATTCTTTAATAATAGATAACATATTAATTATTAGGGTTATATAGGGCACATGTAATTAATACCATTGGATTGTTTGAATCATCTTCAATCCTTTTTACAGTATAAACTTTTCTTTGAGTAGATGTCCCTGCTAAATCACTAGCATTGTTTATAATATATATATTAGTTCCTGAAAAATTAACTGTACAATCTCCTCTAACAACTACTATGGCCTCAGATCTAGAGGCTGTTAGATTAGAAACATTGATTGTGTGGGCTGTTTCTGTAACCTCAATAAATGTTCCAGGATCACCTGCAGACAAACTAATACCTAATAATTTTTCATATCTATTATCTAGGGGAGGATTTAAATCAATATCCACTTTTGCAACAGTTGGGTCATAAACTTTAGTAAGTTCTCCAGCAGAAATATGTAAAGACTTAAATACAGGAGTTGCAGTAAGGTCGTTATAAGATCCACTTTTAGCTACATCTGCTAGTCCATCTATTCCTGTAGCAGGTATTCTAATATCCTTACCAATAACTCCTAATTGATAGGAAGTCATTTCTGAGGGTACAAATGCAATTCGATCCTCACTAGCTACTTGATTTACTGTTGGCACGTGATCATAATTTGATTTATGACCAATTAATAATTTCAAATCACCAGTATTATTTTCAACCGTAGTAGCTAAGTAATTATCAGCTCCACTAACAGAAATTGTATGATTTTGAGAATTAATAGAAATAGGATTCCCTGAATCTCCCCTAATATCTATAGAATTAACATAATCAAGTTCTAATACTTGTTGGGTTAGTTCATCTATACTATCAGATAGTTGTGTAACATTAGTCTTAAGAGTTGATATATCAGATATTGGAATATTAGAAGCTGAAACAGATTTTGTACCTTCGCCTATTACTAACATATTATTTGCTAAATCTCCAACTGCAACTACATCCCCTTCTCCAAGTTCTGCTATCTCATCTTTTGTAACATAGTTGTTTAATGTAGAAGTATCTACTTTAGAAGATAGTGCGTTGTTAATAACTTTATTCTGAACAGGGTTCTCAGAAGTGCTGTTTAATTCTGAATCTACTATTATTGGAGTTGGCATATCAGTAATTTGAGATACTGTATGAGTATGATTTAATCTGGCGAATGAGTCAGGATTATATCCAGAGTCTTTAATAATTTTTCCACTGTTATTATTAAAAGAAGCAAAATTATTATTAATAGCCGAAGTAGGACCTGTAACATCCCCCATACCAGCCTGTGCAGAATCAGCAGGAATATATCCTAAAATATCTGTAATATCTGTTGAGGTTACATTTAAATCAGTTAGTGTCTTAGGAACATCTGATAACTTTGCTAAATTTCCAATTAATACTCCAGAATCTTTAATGACTTTACCTTGACCATTAGAAGTAATTACTCTATCTGCTGTCGAAAATTCAGCAGCTGCCGTTACATCTCCATAACCACTTTCACTAAGTCTCTCGTCTACTTCTTCTTTTGTATATACTGAAATACTTTTAGAAGCTACTAATTTATGCTTATTAACAGAATCAACTGCTAATTCTGTAATTACATTACCACTGCCACTTAATACTATATTAACATCAGGAATACTAGGAATATCTTCCCTAACATTTTGAATCTGAGAATCAACTTGATCCTTTGTATAATAGTTAGTCAAATCAATAGAGGTATCCCCAATTTTTTCTCAGTTGTTTTCAATATAAATATATTCATCATGAACATCTGTCCCTGATCCTTTCTTTTTGACTAAGTATATGATATTACTCTTAATATCACTAGATGGTAATACATCAACTACTAAGAATTGTATATTAGCTAAATTATCAATTATACCTTTTAAAATTTTACCTTGTTTCGCAGATAGTGATTTATTAACATCATCTGATAATAAATTATCAACTATAGAGCTCTTGATCTGATTACTTATTTCAACATCGATAATATTTTCAATAGATCCTGATAAACTAGCATCTAAACTATCAATAGCATCTTTTACTCCTCCAGAAGTTACTAAGTTATTACTTCCTTTAGTAGGAGTGTTGTCTATAGTTTCTAATTTATTAACAACTTCAGGAATTTGAAGAAGAGTATTGTTATACTCTTCTTCTGATCCTTCATATCCATGCTCTACTGCAATATCATATGCGTCTTTTCCATTTTTTCCAGGAGCCCCAACTGTTCCAGGGAAAATAACTCATTTATTTTTATTTTTATCAAAATATTTTACACTCATAACTAATTATATTAAGAAGCTTTATATACAGCACAGTTTACAGCAACTAGAGTTGGTGTTATTCTTGAAAAAACATAAACTCTATATGTTCCTGCATCTCCAGTTAACGGAATATCTTTTTGTACTTTTAACATTGAGTTTGAACTAAAAGTAACAGGATATGCGCTTTCAACTACTACCATAGACGTTTCAATTATCTCTGTATCATTAATGCTTTCTATACTACTTCAGTCAGCTGTATTTAAAGATAGATTAATACTTGTCGCCCATAGTGAACCTGTGTTATGATAATAACATATACCTTTTTTAACAGAAATTGACGGATCACTCCCATATGCTTGTCTAGTTAGGTTAGTTTGTCGATTTCTAGGAATTGTAATCTCTTCTGTCTTTGATCCATTATATGTTATATTCGTAGATCCACTATGTATAGTTAATGCTCCTGTAACCATATTTGCCTTACTAGCGGTTCCACTAAATACTCCATCTTGTATATATGTATCCCCATCGTATCCAAAATATACAATATTGTTATCTGGAGCTATATACACATTGCTATCTGAAACAATAGCTAGTCCATCATACCCAAAGTCCTTCCCGTCTATAATACCTCTACTAACACTCCCGCTTAATCCAACAAATACTCCATTATTAAAGTATTTCTCGCCGCTTATTTCTTGTGCTTCAGTAGTTATAACACCAGAATTACTTAGACTAGCTATAGGTATAGAGCCAAACGAAACAGCACTCATTCCAGTACCAGTTAGTGAACCTGTTGGACCTTTACTGGTTCCATTTGTTCATGTAAATGTTGTTGGATAATAGTTTGTATTTGTATCTGTTCAAGGTACACTTACACCTAAATATCCATCTTTATCTAGTTGAACTGCATACACTTTTCCAGATACAGTAGAAGCATTTTGAGAACTTAGTGACATCTGTGTACTAGATCTCAAACTTAAATCTAACGTGCCACTCCCAGTTATTAGCTTTGGTTTCATACCAAGACCTGCATTAATCTGTGTTATAGTGCCAGTTCCCTTTTCTCAAGGCACATTTACATAAGCTTTACCATTACTATCTAATTGTACTGCATAACTTTTATCAGCTGCTTGATACCCTATTTTTATTCCTCCATAAGAGCCTGAGGTTGCTTCTGGAATACCCTTTAAATATCCTGCGGAAGCATGATTTCCTCAACTATAAGCTGTATTAAGATTACTTTTATCAGTAGCAGTCATTACTCCTGCTGTAGTTGTTGTTGCAGCAGGAATAGTTACACCAGATGATTCTAAACTTGGAGAACCAAAAGCACTTGCACTCGTAGCTGTGGATCTTCCTATTTGCTTTAACTTAATTTTTACTGTACTTGTAGTAGTAGTTGCATTTGCATCTGCCCCTGTAATTAAGTACTGTCCAAGTGAAGTAATTACAGAACCTTGACTACTAATATTAGTACTTAATCCTGATATATTATTTGTTACCCATTCTTGTGTTGCTATTATTTTACCTCGTATATAAGCGTTTCCGTCATCTCTAATTGATAGTTTATAGCTATTAGATTGATCAGATTTTCTATGTAACATAAAGGTCTCAATGTAATCAGTAGTTTCATTAGTAGTTCCAAATGAAGAAACATATACTCCTTTATTCTTCAATACTAAATAAACACCATCAGTACTATTATTAGTATTATCAATATATATTGGGTTAGGATGGGGTGCTGCAAATGTTGTAGATTCATTAAAATTTCCATGAAGAGTAGTAGCATATATGTCCTTAAATTTCTTACCACTCTCTCCAATATTTGAAACTCCATTGTTTACGGGATTAATGTGACCACTAACCCTTAAACTTCCAGAAATTGTACCTCCTGTTAATGGTAGATATCCTAAACTATCTAAGGATGCTCAGTTAGGAGCATTATTACCATTAGATACAAGAATCTGCCCACTAGTACCACCTGAAGTAGGAGCGTAAAGTCTAACCTCAACACTATCTGATGAATAAAAATTATTTATAGTACCGTTTACAACTAGTTGTTTAGTTTTAAGATCTTTTAGAGATCCATCTCCCATTGTTACATTAGTACTAGTACCCCCATTACTGATAAATTTTCAAGCCGATACACTTCCTGGAAAAGAAACATTTTGAGCATTATCTCAAGAATATATTTGACCCACCTTAGCTGTATTATTAGGCATTATCCAGCCATAAGTACCATATCCAGAAATTCTATAGACTGTCAATTGTCCACCATGGTTCTCACTAACACTTCTAGTTGAAAATGTAAACCTTAGTTTCGAATATTGAGAAGCTGTACGTGGGGAATTGTTATAATATATAGAAGATGTCAAAGCTCTAAAATTAGGTCCCGATCACCCCCGTAAAACAGCATCCTGAGATATTATATCTCAAGATTCAGAACTAGGATTATATGCTTCTATAAAGCAATTATAACCAGAGCCGTTAGTAGACACATATATATATATTCAATCAATAGTACAATACCTGTCACTATTATTTATAGTAAGTCTATATTGAGTGGTTGTGCTAACATCTTCTGTATCTATTAATTGTAGACCATACTTATTATCTTGTGAAGTAAATAAACTTATAAGTCTACTACTCCCCTGAGGATCTTCGGTTCATGATTCTCCGTTGTTTTTACTTATTTCTCCATATAAATCAGTGCTCTTTATAAACGCTAATTTATCAGAACGGTACTCCCCAATATATGAAGTAATTCCATATGGTACAGTATTAGAAGTCGCAGTATCAACAGTAGGTCCTCCTATACTAGTTATAGGTACTTTTCCCCATTCAGGAGTTGATGACCCATTTGAAATTAATACTTGTCCTGCTGTTCCAGGAGTTGATGGTCCATACAATAATTTGGAAGATCCATTTGAACATAGTACCCTGTGTCCATGATTTTCCGAAGTTTTAAAACCTTTTGCTGTTATGTATGTAAGATTACTGGCCCCATCTCTAAATTGGTATTCTGTTATAGTGTTGTCAGTATTTTGACCCCCAGCAGAGTTTTTATAATTAATTACTAGCCTTCCTCCTTTAAATGTCTGGGGTATATAGTTAAATTCATCTGACGTTACTGTATTCATATCTAGGAAAGTTAATTTCCTAAATGTTGGTACCCCAGATGTGCCACTTGGAGCTGCTCATACTGTATTAGCGTTTTGTGTACTTAAAGATGATCCTAATTCTGCATTTCCTGTAAGTGTACTTTCAGAATTAATGAATATGGAACTTGGCAGTACTAACTTAACCGAGTTAACTAAATCAGGTTTACCTGTCACTCCCGACCACGGCACACTAGATGCTGCTCCTGCTGTATAAATAGAGTAGCCATCTTCACTATTTAATTTAGAAGAATCAATAACAAAATACATGTGACCTGTATCTTTCTCTTTAACAGTATCGCCTTCTTGTACTTGTTCAGTGGTTAAAGCTAGTCTTGCTGCTTTATTTGCAACTATTACTAAACGCTCCAGTGCTCCCTTAGGCAATCTCTCAATATCAATAACTCCCGAGGTAATTTTACCAGCATCTATACCATTAGCAACCCCTATATCTATAATATGTCCTTTCTCATCCTTAGTAATAGAATTTATAATAGTTCCAGATGTAGCACTTCCTCCAACAGGAGTATAGTGATTAGCAGCACTAGTAACCTTACTATCTGGAGTGTCTATATTACCTGATCCTAGTATAGCAGTACCATTAATAGTTTTAATATTAGTCCCAGAAACTAACTCTTCTTGTAATTCTTTATCATAAGTTTCTACCATAACTGGTTGATTTTCTATAATATGTGCCGTCAGAGTTATGTTATTAGTTTCTGATAAATATGTTGCATAAGCAACAAAGCCTCTCTGAGATTCTGAAGAGGTATACTGTCAATAATTAGAGGTTAACGTCATTTCAGTAGTTTTAATTCTAATTAAAACAGCTCTATTATTTGCCGCAGCTTCTGCAACTCTATTAAAATCTGTCTCATTTGGTATTTGCTCATGTTCTACTGTAATAGAAGGAACATCGCCTACATTAATATTACCTTCCCCTAATAAAGAAAGATTGTTAATTGTTCTAATTGATTCTCCACTAACAAGAGTATCCTGTTTGGTATTATCTGAAGGATGCACATGGTCTTCACGTGCATATTTATTAGATGATCCTACAGCAGCTGTACCATCCATTTTAGGAGCCACAGTAGCAGGATCTGGAATTTCAGAGTCATTAGCAAGATTAATTGTAGCTCCTGCTGTAAATTTTTTTGTATCTGTATTATATATATATTCTCTAATAGAATCTTTATAGAATATATATCATTTCTTATCATTAATTGTACCTAATATACCATGAACAGTAGTCCCAGAAGACATGTCAAATATATCCCCGACCTTACCATTATTATAAGCTAATGTTGCATAATCAGAGCTGCCTGTTAGACTTGAAATAGCCCATCTATTACTAGCCTTATAAAAATTTCCATGAGTATAAATTTCTTTTGAATCTTGTATAAATGTGGTACAATTATAAAGCTCCTCTTCATGTTCCTGTAAATAAGAATTAAAGTTCGCTTTAGTTTTACAATAAATAAACTTATTTTTATTTGCCATATTATTTTAATATAGATGGGGGGGGTAGGAAAAAATTCCTACCCACCTTATTATTTTATCCCAATTCTTCTCAAACAAGCATATTATCAACGTATTGTTTTACATCATATGATTCTGCAAGTCCTTTAGATTCTATAGAAGCAGATTCAATACTTTGTATATTTAAATTTCCAGTAATACCCTGTGAACCTCCTTCTTTACTACTTGTACTTAATGTAAGATAATCAGAGCTAGAAGAAGCAGTTATATTTTGAAGTGCAGTGTCTGCCTTTGCTCCTTGTGCTGAACTAGCTACGCCTATGGGTATAGCCTGTAGTTCATTATCACTCATTGTAAGATTAACTGCAGGGGTAGAACCATCATTTCCTCCTTTTACTGTGATTGCTCCTGTTTTTCCACCAAAAGACTGTACTCCAGCATCTGCAGCATCAGTAATCTTACCATTAAAGTTAGATAAAACCTCTTCAATTGATGTCCCCGCAACATTATCTCCAATTTTGTCCTCAATGTTAATATGAGTAGCGTTAATTGTACAAGATCCTCCAACAAAAGATTGACCATTAACAGTAGCTGTGTTATCTAATTTTGCAGATACAGTTGTTTCTAAAGTCCCAATTTTGGAAGCATTAGTATCAATCAAAGCTAATTTTTCAGATGTAATTAATGAGCTGCCTTCAACTTTATCTACCTTTTGGTCTATATTAGTTTTTAAGTCATTAACATCTTTAACTAACCCACTCGAAACACTTCCAACAGTTGTTTCTAATGCTGTTACTTTCCTTTCAACTGTTGTTACCCTTCCAGAAATTGGTGTTACTAAATCTGTATTGATTTGTCCCTTTAAGTCATCATACTTGATAGAAATAACTCCAGCATCAACACTAATATAAGTACTTCCTATGTAAACATCAGTTAATGATTTAACAGGGATATATACAGGAGTTCCTTGATTTGCAATTGATAGCTCTAAGTAAAGGTCTCCAACAGATGCCCCCTCGTATGGAGTGTTTTCTTTTTCTACTTCTTTGACCTCACCTTTGGTAACTACTAAATCTTTGGGGATATCAATAGAAACTCCTACTTTATCTCCATTCTTACGAAGTTCATAACTCTTTAAATATCCTTTAGTAGGAGAATCAGCAGCTGCAATAGTATATTCAGCGGCTTCTGGAATAACTGCTTTTAAACCATTAGGTCCTAGTTCAAGTCCTTGCCCTGTAGAATCAATTTTAATAGAAACGGTTTTTCCATCTGCATTTAAATCAATACCGTTTCCAGCAATGATTTTATCCTGTTTGCTAGTTTTTAAACCTTCAACATCAGCAGTTAATTCGGCTAAATCATCAGAGACATCGCCTCCAACAGCTACTCATGATTCTGGATTAGTTACATCATCACGATTTTTAAGTACATATAATGTTGATGACTCAGTAACAGCTACAACTAATCCGTTATAAAGACCTATACCATTCCAAGTTTCTTGTGTAGTAAGATCACTTAATGTACCAACAACAAGTCTAGAATCAATAGGCTCCTGGCCAGTTATATTAAAACCTGCGCCTAAACTAAATGTATTTGTACCTCTTGCCATAATTATGCACTTAACTTTTTACTTAATGTGAACCGATATTTAATAGCATCATTTTTATTGTCTCCTTGTCGAGTTCATAATTTATATTGAACTTCTGTGCCATTAATACTTCTTTTTTCTTCTTCAGCTTCAAATTTTGATTGTCCTCCATAAGTTTCATACTTATTACTCATCGTATTATATGCTTCTACCTTAGTAATAGTAAAACTATCTGGAATAGCTACCATAATAAATTGCCCTGCAGCTAACTCACTATTAAAACTAACTTCAAATGAAGGTCCTTCAGTAAGAGTTAGTTTGGTACTTGCCTGAGCAGTTAAAGTCACAGCATTATTTGTAAATACTGGATAAACACCTGTTGCTGTGGTACGACTGGAATTAGTTGCAGAACCAGCAGTAAAAGTAGCATCTGCTCCTGTATATTCATGATTTAAATTAGTAATAGGTTTATTAGTTGGAGCAGTGTAGTTACCAGTTGCAGTATATGTAACGGTATTTTGTCCAAGTGCTATTTTTGCTGAAGTAAATTGAGCAATAACTTCACCAGCTTCAGGAGTATATCCAGTAAATCCAGCCTGCGCACTTGGAGTAATCGTTTTTCCTGATCAATTTACTCCTTCTACAGAGGGCTGTGCAGGACTTGTTCAACCATTATTATTAAACTTACCATTGTTGGTAGACATACTAACTGCTGGTATAGTAACTGTCGAATATATTTCCTTCAATCCCATATTAGAAGTTCCTGTAATTGAAATAGAAGGTTTTGTAGCTGCCCCAGGATTTAATTCCTTGCTTAATAACATCACTAAAAACTCTTGTAAACTAGTTCCTGCTGGAATTGTTTTACCATTCTGAATTCCTGCTCCTAAATCTCCGTTTAAGCCCGCGACAGTAATTTCTTCTGTAGTAACAAGTTTATCTGCTTCTGTAGTACCAAGAATTTTGTTGCCTTTATATAAAGATCCCAGTTTAGAGTTTAATGATTCAGAATCATTTTCTTCTTTAATACCTTTATTAATAGCAACAAAGTCTCCTTTTTGTACAGATTCAGTTAATTCTGTACCAAATTTAAACTTTAATACATCCATAAACTCTTAATTTTTTTTTGTTTATAATTCATATCAGACTAAATTATCGTTTATTTCTGATATTTTTTCTCACACTAAATTATTAAATTGATTCTGAGTTATAGTCATCTCAGGTTCTTCTAAAGATATTGTAGTATTAATATTATCTGCAGAGATTATCTGAGTTTTAACCTTAACTATATAATTTCCAGAAGTATCTTTATTAATTGTAATGTCAGAGTCATCTGCCAAATTCTCGGAAGTTACTCCAAGACTGTGTTTTTCTATATAATTATTAAAATCTTCTATAGAATTAAATATTGGAGATATCTGTATTTTTCTATTGTTTTCATCTATACCAATTGCTATAAAGTACTTATAGTTTTCCTCTGTAATATCCTTGTAAGAGACTAAAAGAGGCTCTCCATTTTTTAATGGAGGAGTTAATTGTTCTCGTATATATCTTATTGCTTCTGTACTAGTCCCAGAATATTTTAATATTCGTTTAAATTGTATAGTACTAATATTCATATAATTATATTGTTAATTCCCCCCCATCTATTACTAGAGAAGATAGTATGTTATTTACCTGTTCTTGTATATATGAATTTGCCTCAGCTTTTGTAATATAATCACTTAAATCTACATTAATAGATCCAGATCCCCATTTTTCTCACATTCATTTACCAACTTCAGGAGACTGTACTGCATAATACTCTTCAAAAGTATCATCACTAGTTCCAGTTGTTGATCTAACTAGCCACAGCTCATTTTGATGACTAGATGCATCAGTTTTGAGAAAATCCTCTAATGTTCTTTTCCAAAATTTAATGGTTAAGTTAGAAACATTAGCAAAGGTATTTCTAAAAGCATCCTCACTTAATTGACCCCCCGCCTCCTTATAAGCATTGAATACAAATTCAAATGAGCTAAATTCATCTAAACTATAATCAAATGGATCATACCATATTTTATCTCTATCTTCAACTTGGATAGTCTTATCAGGATTATCTGGGTCTCTAACTTCCATTACTGGATGATTACCCTCTCCTGGTTTAACTTCCTCAGTACTTATTCATATATTTTCATCTCCTCTAAGTTCATCTAGATAACATAGAGTAGTTCATTCACTAACTGCAACTCCATCATAACCTCATACTATACGATCATCTCGTCTAGTATTATTTTGAGCGTTTGGGTGTTCTGCAACATCAAAAACTCTCAATAATTTTGGGGATTTCCCTCCAACACTTCCTAGATTCACTCAGTCTGAATCTTCATCAATAGATCAATATAAATCTATAGATCTAGTACTCTCATTCCTTATAAGTTTAAAAAGAGGGGTAGGACCTGCTTCTCCTTTTTCTCCCTGATCTCCTTTCTCTCCTTTTTCTCCCTTATTCCCCTTAAGACCTGTTTTTCCTTGAGGGATTCCTAAAGTTAAAGTATAAGTTGTAGATTCACTTCCTGGAGTATCTGCAGATATTTCTGCATATCCGCTATCATCAGGAGACAAGGTAATAGTATTAACCTTACTAAATATTCAATCATTACCCTTTTCACCTTTTTCTCCAGGTTCCCCCTTTAAGTTACTACAATCTACTTTAATAGTTTCTTTTCCTTGTAAAGATTTAAATACTATGTAGTTATTATCAAGCTCTGGTTGTGGGACATAAGTATCACCATCTTTTCCATTTGTTCCATTCTTTCCATCTTTACCATCTCTTCCATCTTTACCATCTTCCCCTTTTATATTTACAGGATTAATACTTTCTATATTATCAGATATAACTCAAGAAAGTTCTCCAGTAGATGTATTATAGTTAGGGATATATACTTTTCCTCCAGGTCCTGGAGTTCCAGCCAATATAAAATCTCAATATTCAGATTTTACTCCAGTTGGCTGATTTGAATCTTTTGGATCTTCAAATAGTAGCTCAGGTCTGTTACTATTACTAGAAAGATGTGTTCTACGGCATACTAATAAAGTTCCTTTATAAGATACAAAGTCAGTAATATAATTATCATTAAAATAATTTATTCCAGGGTGCCATTCTTTAGCAAAGTTAAAAGACTTGCCTTTGTAATACTCTCTAGATTCAGTAATCCTACTACGTTCAATTGAATTTTGAAGATCAATATCTGGTTTAATATTTTTCATTCCTTAAAATATATTATTTTACTGGGTTAACATCAAGAACTTTAGAAACTAGAAAAGACCCAGCTTTTGTAAAAGTAAGACCCCCATATTGTATATCCTGTCCTGATTGATGGCAAACAATTAATACAAAATCATTAACATTAGATATATTTAGTATACCAGATATACCTCTATAAGCAGTTGTTCCATCTTCTGTATCTGCAACATCAAAGATAGAAGTATAAGTGCTATAAAGTGAGTCTCTTAAATATTTAATTGGCACAAATGAATATGATAAAGTTCTGCCCACTCCTAGGTATATTTCAGATATTGTACTTCTTATAGTACCATTTTGATATGTTACAAAGTTTATTATACCATTACTACTCTCTGTACTTTCTGCTGGAGATATTACAACATAATCTTCATCATTTTCTTCTAGTCCATTTAAATATGTACAATTATCAATAGAACCCTTAATAACTCCCTTAGTAATAGGTAGGTACTCCTTTGATAAAGCGAACTTATATATATTGCCATTTGCTAATCCTTCTTCATCTGCTAAAATTGAAATACAAGGTATGGAAATATAGTTACTATATCTAGATGGAGAGATCATATCTGGGATTATATTAATACCTCCTTCAATAGTCATTAACGTTTTTGAATTAAAGGAATCTGAATATTTAAATGTACATTGGCCAAAGTTTAATGAACATTCTCCCGTTCTTAAATTTATATAGTAAGCAGGGTATCATTTGGATAGATCTTCGGGATCAAACTTATTGTAATTTGTAGTTATTCCTGTTGACTCCTTACCAGTTTGACTAAACATATAATCTCCATTAAAAACAGCTGATCCAACAAGAGAGTTGGGGAAAATAGACACATCCGCAAAAATTGCCTCAAAGTGGTTAAATTTAGTCCAATAATGCTCTTCATTATCAATTGATTCAACTGGAGACCAATTATTATGATCAGTTCCTGTTCAACTGGTAACTGCTGATAATAAGTAGTATCCAGATTTACTAGATTCTGAATTATAGACATAGACATAAGGAGCACTTTCTTCAGTAGTACTATATGTAGTATTTATATCATAAACACCTGCTGGATAAATCAGTTGACCTTTTTTACCTGCTTCTCCATTTACTCCTGCAGGCCCATTAAACAATGCAGGATCACTTCAACTACCATCAAGTTGCCCATCTCGATCCTCATTATTTAAATATTTTATTCTACCCTGTATAAATCATAATCTAGGATAATCTTCTGTAGTTGAGGGAGGAGTAACAGTTCATCCTTGACTTGCAGTATCTAATGTATTTGTTGGTTTAGCATTACTTGGCTCTGTGTCAGTACCATTACAAAATCTCATAACAATACCCACACCTGGAGTACCTGATGCTCCTGTAGATCCAATAGGACCTTGAGGACCCTGTTCTCCTGTAATACATACAGGAGTTGCTCATTCTTCCCCTAATACAATAGAATCATCTTTAGAATTCTTTTTAATAAAAGTCATTCAGAGAAATTCTCCAGAATTAATTACGGGCCATTGATCGCTTCAATTACTACCAGGATTAGAACTTTGTTTGTTAATTGATGGCACTTCACTTTTGGAAGAGCTTTTTGCAAATTTATAATCTGTATAAATCCCATCAGTTCCATTAGTTCCGTCTTCACCATCTTGTCCCTTTTCTCCCGTAATTCGTTGTGGAGCGGATCATTCTCCAACCACTTTTTGAGTAACTCCACTAATTAATGCTTTAGACATTCATCAAGTACCATCTGATGATGTTGGTGCATCAGATCATCCTGTGGGGACAGGATCAGTGCCTGTAGGAGTATCTGGCGTAGAGGAACTGTTTTTAAATACATAAGAAGTTCAATTACCAGCAGCTCCAGTAGCTCCTGGTTTACCATTTTCACCACTAATACATACTGGAGTAGATCAATTTCTAAACAAAGTATCATTAGGATTAATAACTGCTGTTGTCATCCATAAGTATTGAGAGTTACTCTTAGTTGGAGGTGTTAAAGACCATCCCTCTGGAGTTCTTACTGTATTTGATAGACTTGGAGGAGTAATATTACTACTATTTACAGCAAATCTAAACTCAGTAAATTTTCCATCTTGAGCAGTTCCATCTTTACCATTTACAGGTAATACTTCTCCTCATTGAATAACTGTATTTGTTTGTCCATCCACAACTCCTATACATTGCCATCACTGCCCACTACTTAATGGGTAATCTTTTCACTGCGATTCTGTAGGAGGTTGAGGAGTATTGAAGTTAGGTTTATCTGGTTTAGAATTAGATTGAGCATAAACGTAAGTTTTATAATTTGGAGCAGTTCCATTAACTCCATCAAGAGCATAATAAGCAAATAAAGATGGTTCACTATAAGACTCTCAACTACCGTTAATATAAACACTAGCACTAACTCATTCCCATCTATATGTAGAATCTACACCTGTAGGGGAAGACTTTCATAGACCCCACTCTACATCAGTAGGCAACTCTACATCTTCTCCGCTACCAGTTGGAGTTGTTGGCTTATTTGCTTTAGTAGTTCGAATATATATGTACTTTAAGCCGTCTCCATTAATTCCTGGAGTACCATTAACTCCATCTTGTCCTTTTTGTAATTTAAATGAAAACTGAAATTCATTAGAGTCACTTAAAGTTACAGTAGCTTCTGGAGCATCCTCCGTACTAGTAGTACTCAATACTTTTGCAGAAAACGTTGGGAGCTCTCCTCCAGAAGTATTTATAGTTTTTCAAATAGTATCATAATCAGAATTGGACTGTTTTACTAGTACCTGATTTGTATTACCCCCACTTGGCACTCCCTTACCAGGGTCTCCTGGTATTCCTTGTATTCCAGTTTCACCTTGATCTCCTTTAACATTTCCTAAGTCCTTCCATTTTTCATTACAAAAAACTCAAAGATGGCCGTCTTCTAGTTTGAAATCAATATTTAATTGACCTGTTTCAATTGATCCTCCTCCCATTATAAATTCCCAAACAGGAGAGTCATTAATTCCAACAATTAAGTTATTATTAATAACAAGAGATGGTTCATTATCAACAGAGGAAATATGACTTCTTGTACATCTAAGAAGAGCCCCTTTATATGATACAAAATCAATAAAGTCCTCATTGTTAAAGTAGTGAGTTTCTAAGCATCATTCTGTACATCTAAAAGATGTACCTTTATAAAATGAGCGTGAACCCATTGCATTATAATATGTATCCGAAACCATTATTAATTTAGTTTATATATTTATTATAGTAATTAATTATATTAATAATATCCTCTTGATCATTGTTAGTATTTTTTATATATTCTATTGCTCCTATAATATCTATCATTTGATTTAGTTTCTTTCTATCTAAAGAATATCCAATATTTAGATTTACTAGCTCAGTAGAATAGAGGATATATAAAGTTTCATATAGTTTATCCATTACACCCGCAATTGTTATTTAATGTATTATCTGTATTACAAATATCATTACATCCCAGAACATTTTCTACAATACGTTGTGCTTCCTGAAAATTATTAATATCCTTTAAATAATCTAGAACATAAATTGTACTTAGAATAAAGTCTCTTTTTTCTATAATATCTTTATAATCAGCACACTTATTATAAATAGCATGATCTATAATTTGGCGTTGTAAATTTAGTAAACATTGTGTTAATTTGCAAATTGTAAATACTGTTTTTTTGCAGCAAAAAGATTGACTGCCACACAGTTTATAAAGATCAATATAATTAGTTACAATTTCTGCTTCAGATTCTTTTAAAATAAGATCAATTTTATTTAATAGTTCCTCTTTAGAAGTAGGAGCAGTTTCATAATTCTGTTTTGCAACATAAAAATTATTGTTATAGTAGAATGTCTGATCTTTTAAATATATTAAAGAGTATAAATCTTCTGAAGGAGTATCTTTGATAAATAGAGTTTCTAGTTTGGGAATAACTATTTTATAATAATGATGAACTCCATCTTTTATAATTGGAAAAATACTATCTGTTAAAAAATTATCTCTGTTATGTTGATAGTTTTCAAAAATTAAAGTATTGGGTTCAATTTCATTTGTATTAGAATATACTAGAAACTCTAAAGAGACATAATCCGCTATATTTTCAAATAATGTCCCATATCTACCTGGCAGATTAGTATAACTACTATCATCAATAGCAGACAATTTGCAATTTGGATAAACTATTAAACGAACATTTAAGTTACTCATTATATTACACTTTTTATTTTATTATTATACGGATTATCATCATATATCTCAGCAACCTGTGCATCAATTTGTTTATTTTTAACTTCTAGACTCTTATCATTATATTCCTTATCATTCCTCATCCTTTCTTTCTCAATTGCAACCTTTTCTGCTTCAATTTCAAGTTTAGTTTGATTATTAGCTTGTAATTGATTCTGTAGCTGTTGAATTTGTTCTTGTAATTGTTGATTAACTTTTTGAAGTTCTTTAGAATTTTGTTCATACTGTTGAATTTGTTGTTGTAACTGTTCAATAGTATCATTTTCCTCTTTTTTACGAGCTATAGAGCGATCAATATATCGCTTTAATTCAGTAATAGAAGATGCAGTTATAATATTTGTAATATCTCCTAAATCTGCTACTCCGCTCTTAACAAGCTCTCCACTGATTGCAATTAATGATTGTACGTTCTGATAAGATTTAGTACTATCTTCAATATGAATATCAAAATCAGTTAAGGTATAATATTGGGGAAGGGCTGTAAATATTTTGGAATAATTACCTAAAACAATTGTGCCTGTTATTCCTTTTGGTCAAACTAGTTTCGCAAGGTTAAGCATATCATAATTTGCTTCTTGATATACAGTATCCATAGCATTGAAAATTTGCTTAGTTAAAAGCATTGTAGTTTGTACTCCCAACTTAACATTTGAAACAGCATCACGTTGTTCATACTGAGCTAGAGCCTCAGGTAAAACACCAGTGACCATAGAAACCTGTTGTTGAATTGATTGTATAGCTAAATTAATTGCCTGGATACTTTGTGCTTTAATAGTATCATCATAACCATTAAATATCGTATTCATTGTTTGAGCTCCTTCTTGACTACTATCAATTAAGCCCATACCTTGCTTTTTATAAGCTAATCATTTTTGTAATCGTTCTGGTAAATCTACTCCTAAAACCTGTGGTACATAAGCTAAGTCAACTCAATCTCCAACAGTACCTGAACTAGAAATTAAGTTATCTCGATAAAATACTAATAAGTCATATTTCATTTTTATTCAGTGTAAGTCGTTAATTTACACCCGTCTTGCGACTGCTATATGTCACCATATAGATTAGACTATATCATACAAATTTGTTCTAAAACTAATTCAAATAAATCTGTTGAAAAACATTCTGTAGCTACTAGATTTTTAAATTCTATTTCGTTATATTTCATAACTACTTATAATTAGTTTAAATCAAATTTGCCCCCGCACTTCCACTCACTTGAGTGTACTCCCTTTCAGGATAGTCGTTGAACCTTCTCTTACGAGCTTGGCTGCTGATTGTCTTAGATTTACTTTCATTCAATTTAAGAGTTTCCAGCAATTCACGAGGTTTAGACAGGACTCATATAATCTTAATCCTGTTGATCCATTGTCTTGATAATCAAGGAGTTTGGATCTCCATTCTTATCTAGGAAAAATAAACCATTAACACTTAATCTACATTTATTCGGATTATCTTTTGTTCTAATAATATTTTCAGATTCCCCCCTAGTTATATAAATTTCTTCTCCAATACGTGTACCTTCATGTCTAGTCTGTTTTCCTGTTTTATAATCAACTTCAATTCATTCTACATCATAAACAGTTCACATTTTTGGGTAAGTGTACCTATTAGTTCTGCTAGTTTCACCTGGTCATATAGGATGTGTTTCTAGTCCCCCTAAAATTCCAGTATGAGTACTGTTTCAAACTCCAGCTATTTCAGGAGATGTGGCTCTAATATAATAAGAAGGACCGTCTGACTCAATTGTGCTGTTATTCTCTTCCTTTAGAAGTTTTATGTGTTCCTCCTTTAGATCTTTACGATATTCTAGTAAAACATCTTCTACAGACATATACCTTCTAACCACTACACGGTATGAATCTGCTAAATAGTCTGAATTTGGATTTTTTTCTACAAATGTATTAATAGGGTTCAATACCTCAAATTGTATATTATCTCCACTGTTAGAAGGTCTTACTCTATAATAACATGTACCAGTAATACATAAATCTGTAAGCAGACTATGCATTTTATTTGTTAAATCTATATTTTTTGACTGCTTTAAATAGTCAAGAATATTCTGAGCTGCAATTTCATATTGAGATACAAAAGAATCATTAATGCTATTACTAATTTTATTTAATTGTTTCTCAATAAATGGATCCGTTGAAACTTCTTCATTGTTAATAATAGAAGATATTATATTATTTTCTAAATATTTTTTTAGATAATTAAACAGTTCTTTACTAATTAATAATTGTTTTTCTCTCATAATATTAGAAACTGTTTCCTCATCTTTACATGTTATTTTTAAATCTTGATTTAATCCTAAATATTCTCCAATTAACCTATCTATATGAGGGCGAACAAGAGGATTAAATGTAATTCCAGTGGGTACACCAATACCATAATTTTCTTCAATATGCCTAAACTGATCTGCATCTCGTCTACTGTGATAGTAATTATAAGCTTTTTGAAGTGCTATCTTAGGGTATATTAACTCACTTATAGCTTTGTCAATTTGTTTTATTTCTCTATCAACATTCATTTTTATAACTCTATTATTGGAAAATGCAAATTACTATCTCCATTTATAAGTACTCCTGTAGTATAATTAATATTCTGAAGTTTTCTCTTTTTAAATTCTTTTTCTAAAAATTTCAAAAATCCTTCTTCACTACCTTGATACCCAAAAGATATTGGAGCTGCATCTTTACAATTTAATCCAAGTCTTAATGTATATATCTCATCTTCATATTTAACATCAATAGGAGAAATATACTCAGACTGTGTAACTTGGTTAATTAGTTCTCTAACTCTACACTCAAGATTACTTTCTTTACGAAGGTATAATGCCATATCGTTTTTGTCCATTTGAATCATAATATCATCCAAAATCCTTTCATGAATTTCTTACTTCATCTTGAGCCCTTGGAGTAAATCCTAAAAGGTCTTCATCCCCTAATTCAGCAGCTATCATAGCTGCAACAATATCAAATTTACGTTTATTTTCCCAGGAATATTTAAGTAATTGTTCTAGCATTTCATCAATCTGTATAGAATAACAAGATTCATCTACAAATCTACTAATTAATTCAAGTCCATGACGTAGATACGTTTCAGTTGCAGGATATCCAATCATTCCAGAATTACCTTTTCGAATATCAGGCATCGTTGATTTTGGTCTCTTCATAAAAAGATTATCTTTCTTTTTAGAACGAAAATACATAATAATACTAATTTTTGTATGCTCTAGCATCGCCTTACAATTATAATATACACATAATTTCATAGCATTTTCATAAGCCGTAGCAATGTCCCTAGGTCTATCTTTATAAATTGCAACATAATTTGAAGAATTGGAACCTAAGATTCTTTTCTTAATTACTATACAAAAATCAGATACATCATTGTTTGTTGAGGAATCTGCAGTACCTTGATCAATAGAGTCAATTCCTGCAATATAGAGATTTTTATAAAGATTCCCTTCCCCATCTCTAAGAGGAGGTTCATATATAAATACTTTTCCTTGTGCATTAGGAATAAGTTTAACTTTATTTCTTGGATTATTTTCTAACCCTTTTGGAACATCTCATAACAAATCAACTTGTTGTGGTTTTACCCCTACTTTTTGTATACGAAGTTGAGTTAAACGATCTGCTATAAGTACTGGATCAAAAATACCATCACCTTGTTTTAATAATGCCTCACTAGGGGTGAAACAAAATTCTGCACAATAATCTAATAAATTTTGCCCAGACTTCTTTTTTCTTTCAGTTTCATAATGTTCTCTTGCTTTTTTCCTATCTGTAACTCCTCTATTATCATAGAAACCTTTTTTAAGCATAATATTAAAAGCGGGTATAAAATAACCAGTATATTGAACTTCACCATCCTCAGAGTAATTATTTTTATATGGAAGTACATTGTATTCTTTTGGATTATTAAACATTTTAGATAGACCCTCTAGTGCAGAAGCATCTGAATCACCTCCTGTACCTCAGACACTCATAATGCCTTTTCTAGCACCCGCAACTGTTACTAATGCCTCTCCTTTAATTCAAGCAGTCTCTAGATTTTTGAAGGACCCTCCCTCCTCTCAGAAAAGTCTATTAGAACGAATACCACGGACTTTGTTAATATTATCTGCTACAATTCCTTCTATATTATTTAATCTGCCTCATTCGCGATTTTCATTATTAGTAAGAGAAGTTCTTTTATGAAGAGCATTGTTAATCTTCATCATAGGTCTTCTAAATCCACCGTTGGTGTTTCCATTTAAAAAATGAAGCTGGGCTCAACATTTATTTAATGTCGGCTCCAGATAGTTTAGTGAAGAAGTAATATATGTTGAATTAAAATTTCTTCCTGTTATAAATGGACGAACTCCTAAACAAGCTCCTATCTCACTTCAGCCTATGCCTCGGCTTTTTAGTGCAACGCAGTCTTTTTTAAGTAGTTCGCACATTTCAAAATAATGAAAGAATTTATATTGCTCTGCTACAAATTTTGGAAATCCTTCTCCAGAAGCTTCCGCCAGTTTTTTAGAATCGTCTACAACAGGCATCCTATAAAAATTAAGGAAGAAATAATTATCTCCAGTAATTCTATACTTACCAATCGTATAACCATTAATGCATCTATCTAATTGTTCTTGTCAGAAATCAGCATATGGTTTAGATCCAGACGGATATTCAGTATAGTGACCAGTTTCAGTATAGACTCTTCCCGCTTCACAAAAAGGTGCTGGATCAAAATCTAATCCATGAGTTTCATCTATAGGTCTATAACCAGTCAATTCATAACTACATTCAGGGTCAAAGAATTCTATTTCATCTTCGAGAACATAATCCCACAATCCACTTTTCTCTCTTTTAGGTTGTTCAGGCTCATCTTCTTTACCCAGAGCTTGGGAAACAGTAATATCACCTTTAAATAATTCCCTAATTAATTCCTCTTCATAATTATCTTTAAAAGCAATTTCCTTAGGAGCCTCTTTTTCTTTAAGAGATTCTTTTATTTCCTTATATTGTTCTTTTACTGGTTTAGCTTTCTTTTTAACCTTCTTTACCTCTTCCTTATCTTCACCACTCAACTTCTTCTTCATATCTCTCTGAGCAGCTCTCATTTCAGCTTCAATACTTAGTTTTTTCGCCATAGTTCATTACTCATCCATAAATCCTCGCTCCAAACCACCTCTAACTTTAGAACTACTTTCAATTTGATCTTTCTTATAGTTTAGTTCTAGTTCCTTTAACTTATCAGTCATAGTGCCGATAGAACCAATACTATCAAGAATATCTTTAGCTTTTCAGATTGGTTTGTTATTTACAGGATCTCTTTCTTCAAGGTCAATATTGTCTAATGATACTCTCATCTTTTCAAGAGTTCTGAAGGCAGTTTTTATAAGACTTAGAATACGAGAAGAATCTTTAATTTCAATATATTTTCTAACGGCAGCTCTAAAAGTGGGATCATTTCATTCTTCATCAGATAGTCCTGAATCTTCCATAGCTGCTTTGTGTTTTTCCATCTCTAAATATTGTTGATATGGACTCTTCCAATCAGCAAATAATCAAATATATTTAAATTCTTTTCATGCTCGTAGTCTCTTTTTACCTGTAGGATCTTCACTACATTTATTTCTATCTAAGTCTCATAATGCCTCAAACTCCTTTACAAGTAGGATCTCATGAACATTAAGTTCAAGAGATCCTGTAGTATTATTATAAAGGAATATATCTGTCATTATTCTTTGTAATGTTCATTAAATCGTCTTTGTCTTTCTGCATAGCCTTTTTTATTAGCTTCTTTGTCAACAAAGTGGTATCATTTAGGATTATTTCTTCTAGTAATACCATTGACACTATTAGTATATATAGTATCTTGTTTGTCTCTACTTATAGTTCTATATTCTTCTTTCCCAGAAGGATATCTTAAAGTTTGTTTTATAGAACCATCAGGATTTGTTACAGAACTAGACTTGTATCCATCTTTAGTTACCTCTCCTCCTGTATTAAATTTTTTGGCATTAAAAATACCTTGTAATCTTCTAAAATTAGAACTTACAGGGGTTGGTGTCCGTAATCCTAATTTACCTAATATACCAGCATCATTAATATTACTGTCAATTCTTCCAGCATCTGCATTATTAATATATAATGTATCCCTTTTATCTGGAGATACTAATTCTGATGTTGTAGTATTATTTCTAGTAATCTGTCTTAGACCTATACCATTAGGAAGAGTTTCTTGATGAACTCCTGGTTTTAAATCTCTAACTAAAGTGCCTCTTGCAGTTTTATATTTATTAGGACCATATTCAAATAAACTAACTCCATGAAAATTTTTTCTTACTTTATCAGATTTTCTCTGATCAGATTTTCCTCCTTGTTGAAATTTATTAATAAGTTGCCCTAATTTACCCCCAAATTTAAACATCTGTTTTTGTTTAAATTGACTAATAAGACCAGATATTTCATTTAACCCCTCTTCTGTTTGGGCTAATTTATTTAGAATAGTGACTACTTCATCAGGAGTTTTATCTTTAAACTCATTAATATTAACTGGGAGTCACTCTATAAACTGAGTTAAGTCTTCTTTATTCATACTTATTCTGGTTTAACTACACTACCATTAATATTACTACTAATATTACTACTATCTTTACAAGTTATCTCTCACTTTTTAATATCAGTATCAGGGGAATAATATAATGGTATAATTGGTTGTTGGGAATTAACAATGGTATATTGTTTTACCTGATACAGTTTAATAAAAGTATTTACCTCATCAGGCGTCCCTGTAACTATAAATCCATCAATTTGTAAAGTCATATGATTGTTTATTTATATAATTCCAAATCTTTTGTTGAAAATACTGCTTCTTGCAGCACATTATTTTTATCAAATCAAATACATTTCATACCCTTGAAGATATTATACATCTGATCTCCCTGTTTAAACTGCCTTGTAACTTTCTCTTGAATAAGCATTATTGGAGAATTTAGCTCCTTATGTTTTAAGGTTACAAGCTGACCAGGGGTGTAAAATAGGTATGAGTTACCTTCTTTATTCAAATTTTCATTCATATCCATAACTTTTTATATTCACCTTTAGTGCATCTTATTCATTATCTCTTATACTACAAATAATATTATTTTCACTGATTGTATAGTATCCTTTTCCACCAAAGGGGAGTGGCGCAGCTAATGTAAAATTAATATATACATCTTCCCCTTCTAATACACTTTTACATTCATTACCAACAGCAATAACTTTACAACACCAAATACCACGCTGTGAGGCTTCTTGTTCTCCAGTTTCCTGTGATTTATATGTTGCAGATGTTTCAAAATCACCTAAGATAAGTCCAGAGGTGGTTTCATGTAATGGTAAACGATAAGGATTCTTTTCGTAAGGTAATACAACTACTCTACCTGCCGTAGGAACAATTTTCTTATTCTCATATGGTTTGCAATCTTTATCTTTTGCCATTAAATTAGCTACATACTCCATTTGATCTCTTTCTGATTTTTCTTGTGCCCTTTTAAGTGCTTCAGGATCAATTTCACGTTTAATATTATTGCCCATTAAATGTTTTCCTGTTAACTGATAGTAATCAGTTCCTAGATACTTTTCTTTACTCATAATTCATTATTATTTTAAAATTATACATTATCATCTATTATCATAACATTGTTCATCTTCTACTAATGATTTACTATAGCAATTACATCCACATAAAGTACATCAGTATTCTCCAAATAATTTTTCTTTATGAGGACAGTTTAAACATACCTTATATCTTCTTTCAGCTCAATCAGGGATAGGTTTAAAGAATCTACGATATCACCCTATTATAATATTTTTAATTGTATGTAATATTTTTCTCATAAATCTTATCATTTCCCTACAACACATTTTGCAGCGGGCATACGTAATTTTCTCTGTAACATGCAGTTACAACCTCTTTTATATCCTAATTTGGGTCTATCACTTACTGTCTTTTTATCAGCTTCGGATAAATATAGCCTAGAATTACATCTAGCTCCCATAGGACTATCTAGATATAGAGGACATTCTTTGCAAATCTTCATTCTATTTTCATATAAATCATCTACATTTTCCATAATCATTATATTTTAAAATACTATTGGTTTGTCTCTATCAAGTTCTGCTTTTATTTTATTCTTCTTCCTATGATATAAAAGAAGTCTGGCAATATCATCTTTTAAATATTTTACTTCATATTCAGTTTCATTACCGTCGTGATCAAAATGAACAATTGCTAGCTTTTTTATTTTGAATTTAGGATTAATCTTCTGAAGAAGATATGCGTACATACTAAGTTGTAACTGATAGTGACATAGATTACAATCCATAATATTTTCTAATGGTGAGAGCATCATCTGTCTTTTCTTAGTAGTTCTATCAAAATAAGACTCTTTATCAATCTTACCGTTAGTCTTTCAATCTAACAAAACTATCTCATTATCACTTATCTGTAAATAATCTATTTGACCAGCAATCTTTAAGTATTCGTCAAATTCATAACTTATAAGAAACTCAGGATAAATTGCCCTGTCAATATCTAGTTTATAATATCCCTTCTTTACCTCAAAAGTTCCTCCTCCTGCATATTTGCTTATTGCCTTTTTATCCCCTTGATAAAATAGATCTTCCATCATAGCATGAATTTTAGTACCACGTTCCGTACTAGCATTCCTCTTATCTTCATAACTTTGTAGGATTTCAGATTTCTTATTTAGAAATTCAACAGGATCTAATCCATATTCTTCAATATAAGACTCCTTTCATTTTTTAGAAGAAAGAAGTTTTGATTTTAATGGGTAAAACACTGTGGGGTCTAATAACGCCTCACAAGCTTTATATGATGACCAAAAGTCTGAATCAAATTTTTGACAGTACTGTCCTATTATTGTCGTTACAGATTCATATTTCGAATTATCGGTCTTATCCATATAAATATGCTTTTCATCAGAGTATATAATATTATCATTTTCTTTATCTACTGCATACCCATTAACATATTTTAATTTACTCCCTCTAAGTTTAGGCATATTATACTTTTATTCTTTATTATAATTAGATTGGATAAGAGTTTTAATATCTGCTCTATCATCTATAAGATAGTTATGTATTTTATTTTGTAATCTATCAATATTTGGTGGAATATTTTTCCAAGTCACTCCTAAAATACCAATTGGATAACCACTATTATCTTTTATAATTGTACAGGCTAAATATTGTACATTATTTTTTTTGAGTTGTGTATAAAGAGTTGAATCAATACTATCTAATTTAACCATATCCCCTATAAATACTTCGTTCGTCTTTAAATAATAAGGAAGATTAATCCAGGTTAGATTAAAATCATTATATTGATTTTTAATTGATTCAACTTCATCATTACATAATTCAAATCTCATAGTTCCATGTTGTCAGTCCATAATACCATTATGGTACTGAATAATTCATATCCTATCTGCATGATATTTATATAAATATACAGGCAGGAGACTTTTTATTTGTTGATCATATTCTGTCCTTTTATGTAACTCTTTCGCATGTCTTTGAATCATGTAGTCAGTATATTTGTCAAATAAAAAACTAGGATTGTAACAAATCCTAAGTGTTAAACTTAACATAATTAGAATAAATAACCCCTTCAAAATATTAAATACTCCATACTCTTTACATAATTGTAGGATTCTTTCTAGTCATGAAAGTCCAGAATCTATATCAGGTTTTGTTTTTGCCATATTTATATATATAACTCTTTATAATTTTACTTGAATGATGCAAATATATAATAAATCTTTCTGATATCCAAATAATTTATCCAAATACTTGCAAATATCTAAATAAATAATTATTTTTGCAAAAACATATATTACTAGATAATAATCCTATTAATTATTTTATAAAGTATGAAATATAACAATGACATTTTAAACAAAATTGTAGAGGTATATAGTACAGAGTATCATAACAATCTCGGACTAGATAATATTACAAGTGGGTACATAGAAATGATGAAAAAAGGTTCTAAGATTCATATTAAAAAGAAAAATAGAGGTAAGTTTACAGAATATTGTGGTGGGAAAGTAACTAGTGAGTGTATAGCTAAAGGCAAAAGATCCCCCGATCCAGCAATTAGAAAACGAGCAACATTTGCTGCCAATAGCCGTAAATGAAATAAGAAGTAAGGAGGTGTATAAAAATGACGACATGGAAGAAAATCAAAGCGCAAATAAATATTTATATGATTTTAGAGAAATTTGGTAAATTATATATTATAGATTAAATTATGATAAATACCCCTAAATATTTTGAATTAAGTGAACTTTTAAGAAGTGATACAGCTATTAGTAAAAAAATAGAAAATCTACCTACATGAGAGGGAATAGAAAAACTAAGTAAACTAGCTATAGAATATTTAGATCCATTAAGAGAAGCATGAGGCTCTGCTATTACTATTACTTCTGGATATAGATCGCCAAGCCTTAATAAAGCTGTGGGGGGCGTAAGTAATAGCTCTCATCAATACTATGAAGCAGTAGATTTACAACCTGAAGATACTTCTGTTAAAGGAGTAGAAAACTTCTTTAACTTTATTAAAGATTATTTTACTAGAAATAAAGTCATTATAGATCAATGCTTTATTGAAAAAAGTGGGTCTACTACATGGGTACATTTAGGAATATCTCCAAGAATGAGAAACCAATATGGAGAACTACGAGTTTAATAGAGGTTATAATAACTAGTTTTTAAATAATATGAAGGAAAGATCTAAATTAGAGTTCCCTGAGACATTTAAAGTAACCTCATTAATTGAATCTCCAAAACAATATGATGTGGAGGAATTAATTAAAGTCATAGGAACTAAAATATTTGACTATACTAATGCAAATATCTTAGTACAATATAATGATAAAATCTTAAATAAATTTTCAACTGAGGAATGTGAACTACAAGCTCTATTAGATAAAACACCAGTGCCTCATACATATAATCTATTATTAAAAACTAAGTTATCTGATAGTCTTAGTACTATTATATGTCATGAAATGCAACATTTTGATCAATACGAAAGGAGAGATCTTGAACTTGTGAAAAAAGACTCTAAACTAGTATTCTTATGAAAGGGACAGCAGTTTGATTCTTCATTGGATTATATGTTAAGACCTTGAGAACAAGAAGCAATAGATGCTCAATACTCACTTTGAAAACAATTTAAACAAATTTACTATAAATAATAAATTAAATATTATATGAAATGGTATATTAAAATACTGAGATGGATATGGGAATTTCCACAGTGTCTTCTCGGTCTTATTTTAACTTGGTGCTATAATGTAGAGTACAAAGAAACTTTTAGGGAAATTCCAATTTATGCGGGAGACTTTCCTGGAGGTATTTCATTAGGATTATATATCTTAATGGGAGAATCAAGTTGGAAA